CGATAATTAAAAAACTTGTCAGGTCTCGAGCCGCTACTGAAAAAAGCCTAGAAAGAACGTTATGCATGAAGGGAAATGAATATTCTTTAATGATTGACGGCACAATATTGAAGTCAAGGAATATCAAAGAATATACATATTCAAGAGCATGGGTGCCAGTAGAGGCTCCTCCAGGGACGCTTGATAAGGGTCCAGTGATTGAATCACCACCGAATAGCGACAGGTAGTTTTTGGCGCGGGTATTTAATTCCGAATTAGCGCCATATGGTAAACTTCTTTAAAATGTTTCTCAAAGAAGTTGGTTGATTATGCCCAGAGTAAGATACGGCCCGGACATTACGGACGACGCAGACTCCCTACTCCTCGACGCAAGCCGAATCAAGAACCAGCTCAACAAGGCTAAGGGTGAAAAGGCCAGAGCAGCTCTCATCAAAGAAAGAGACTTGCTAAATCAAGCAATCAAAGACATTTTTGGTTCTCGTGCCAATGCTAGAAAATTGCAAAAAGAATCTACAAGACTGCAAGGGTATCTATCTCCTTCAGAAATTAGAGCCCTTGGCGTAAAGTCAAACAAAAAGATTAAAGGCAAAGGAGTGCTTGGTCTTGCAAATTCTCCGCGTGGCAGCCAGCAGATTGGTCGCAAAAAGGGCTACAAGGCTCGCGCTAACCCAATTAACGAAGCTCTGTACAAGTCGGCAACAGAGAGGGCAAAATCCTCAGCCATTCTCAAGCAGGTAAAGAGGCAGAAAACCGCTGCTGAAGCAAACAGAAAAGCATCTAAATCTAAAGCTAAAAAAGTGCAGGCAAAGCAAAAGTCGGCAGCAAAGAAGGCTACGCCAACTAAGAAGGCTGCTCCAGCGAAGAAGGCTGCTCCCGCCAAGAAGGCTGCTGCAAAGAAAGCTCCCGCCAAGAAGGCTCCAGCAAAGAAAGCCACACCAAAGAAGAGGCGCTAAATCGGTCTTTATGACTGATTAACGCCTAGTGGAGGTATCAAGTGCTAGTAACTCAAGCAGACCTTATTAACTACATGGACATAAAGCTGTCCTTGCGTCAGCAGGATGCAGCCGAGATGATTCTTGCAGGTCTCCAATCAGAGATGGAAGCTCATCTTGGTCGACCTATTGAGGTGGTGGAATTCGAGGAAGATTACACTGTAGAAGGTACATACCACGGCGTTCCTATGGGTACCTTCTTGTCGGCCCCACCGCATAGCTACACGGACTCGTTTGTCCAGTCAAATATGGTAGATAGCACAACATGGGCAACCCCTCCAAGCACTATCTATTTCCGCAATTCGCCTGTTGTAAACGTGTCCGAAGTAGTAGTAAAACCGCTAAACGGAGAACCAAGAACCCTCATTGTTGAGCATGACTATGTTGTGCGCAGGTTTGGTATTGACTACTTTTACGCCCTTGATGGTGACGTAATTACAGTTACTTACACTGCAGGCCTGGATGGTACAAATATACCAATGTTTAAGCTTCTTATCCTAAGAGCGGCTTCCAGGGAGATGCAGAACATGCATGACGATGTTGTTGGCCTCAAGGACATAACAACGCGAAATGTCGGACCTCTGGTGACTGGATTTTTGGATACTGAACTTATGTCTCTGAGGAAGTACAGCCGAAGAAGAATTGCATAACAATGTCGGCACCAGTAAGAGTAGACATTGAGGTCAGGATTGAAAAAGTCCAGAACTTGGTTGCAGACATCCAAGACAGGATTACCGATGCTAAGCCTGTTTTTAGGTGGGCACACCAGGTCCTAAAGAAGACATTTGCAGAAAACTTCACATCACAGGGGCTTCCTGTTGGTGGATGGTCCCCGCTTGACGCTGAATACGCCTCATGGAAGGCCAGGGAGCTCCCAGGGAGACCAACGCTTGTCCGTAGCGGAGAGTTGTTTAAAAGCCTCTCCGAGCTATCTGACCCCTCTGTGAACCAAATAAACAAACTAAGTGCTACGTTTGGAACTGGAGTGAAATATGCTCCGTTCCATCAGACCGGAACACCAAACATGCCAAAACGCCAAATTCTTTTTATCCCGCAATCCTTTGTCAGTGAATTTGCAGAAAAACTAGCAAACTACATTGTTGAAGGTAATGAAGGGTTGACAGCATAATGCCTACAGTTCCTGGATATCCATTAATGCATGGCGCTCAGTTTGCCAAGCAGTATGTAAACAATTACCTTTCAGAAGATGTTCCTGTAAGAATTATTGATTACCGTAACGGTTGGAATGTTGACGACATAACCCTTCCGACCCCTGAGGGGTTTACAACATACGAACCGTTTGCTATCGATACATGGCCGCTTGTTATCACTGTAGTTATCTCTTCTACGGCTTTTAACCGTATTGGATTTGATGGCCCAGACCCTCTTTATAGGGTTTCATACTCAATGCGCACCTATGTTTGGGTAAAAACAGAAGGCTCAGAAGAGTGCACGATAATGCGAGATAGGTTAACAACCGTTCTCAGGTCGGCCCTTCTTGATTATCCATGCCTCAAGGCCTATGACGAAAGAACATCTTTTAGGGCAATGATTGACGAAGGTTCAATTCGTGAAGAGTTTTCCGATTTAACACTGCTTAAAGGCGACAGAATTATGGCTGGGGCATATATTTCCTACAATATGGAGATAGATGAGGTAGTTTCTCGCAAGCCAATCGGCGTTGTGTCAAGCATTGATTTAGAAATAGAAGCCAGTGGAGATTCATCCGCGCCACTTCCTATTTTGTAACTTGTTATGTCGTATTCTATTTATACAGCATTCTTTTTAACAGTTGCAATAATCAACACGAAATCATCTGTACAATATAAACCGTTGGCGGCATTGTCACTCAACACGAACCACAGGAAGGTCTTATGCCAGGCGTAGTAATCTCCACAGCAGTCAGAACAGGCCCATCTTCCGCGACAGTGCGCGAATCTTCGCAGCTTTTTGTTGTCGGATTAGCAGAACGAGGAGCTGTTGGCGAAGCAGTTTTAGTTCAGAGCCTTGCAGAATTTGAACACATGTTCGGCGGATACGTTTCGTATTCGTACCTCCACCCAACAGTAGAAACCTTCTTTGAAGAAGGCGGCACTCAGGCTTATATCTCCAGAGTTGTCGGCGCTGACGCAGAATCAGGAACGCTCGTTCTTGAAGATGCTGACGAGGACCCAGTATTGACAATTGACGCAAACGGTGCAGGCGCATGGAGCTCAGATGTTGAAGTTACTGTTACTCAGCCAACAGGAACAACCTTTGCAGTTATCATCTCTTACCAAGGTGACCCTGTGTACAGCACGGGCAACGTAACCTCTGTGGCACAAGCTGCTGGTCGCATCAACTTAAGCTCAGTTGCTTCTCGCTACGTAACGGCAACAGCCGTTGTTGGCGCAACAACAAAGCCAGCAGTTCTTGTAGCAACAAACCTCTCAGCAGGAGACGACGACCTTGCACAGGTTGATGACGACTCCCTAATTGACGCCCTTGAAGTCTTCAACGACTCGCTCGGTACCGGTGCAGTCTCAATCCCAGACGCAGAAACGGCAACTCGCCTTTCCGTTGGTGGACCAGTTACTGACTACGATGGCACACTAAAGGCCACTCAGGACGTTTCTACTGCTCTTATTGCTCACGCAAATGCAAATAATAGAATTGCTATCTTGCACGGAGGCGCTGCCGATACTGTTGCTAACGCAATCTCGAAGGCAGGAGAACTTAAGGTTCTCACAGAAACCGAGCATGCGGCTATGTACTTCCCGTGGGTTAACGTTCCAACAACGATTGCTGGTGTATCAAGGCTTATACCGCCAGACGGCTATGTTGCCGCCAAGCGTGCACAGGCTCACAACCAAGGTGGAGCACATGTTCCAGCCGCTGGTCTTATCTCTACAGCAAGATTCGTTACAGGTACTGCTCTTGATATCAACAAGACATCTGGTGACCAATTGGATGACGAGCAAGTCAACTCAATTAGAATCATTCAAAACTCTGTAAGAATCTACGGTGCTCGTTCATTGTCAATTGACACTGAGAACTTCCGCTACATCACGACCCAAGAAATCATCAACCACATCGTTGTTGCTTCTCAGCGGTCTCTCGAAGACCTTGTCTTCGGTGTAATCGACGGACGTGACACCATCTTCTCTGCAATTACATCACGATTGATTGCAATTCTTGCTCCATTGCGCGAAGAAGGCGCTTTGTTCCAAGCATTTGATGTCAACGGAAAGAAAGTCGACAGTGGCTACACAGTTCGTTGCGACTCCTATCTGAACCCAGTCAGCCAACTAGCAGGCGGTACTGTCAAGGCTAAAGTTGGTGTTCGCACCAGCAGTGTCGGCGACAAAATTGAAGTCGACATTATCAAGTCGAATCTAACCGCTAGCGTCGTCTAAAGAAGGATATAAACATGTCAAAAGTATCTCAGCGCCAAGTACTCGCCTCGGTCGTGCCGGTTGATGCTGGCAAACACCCGAAGTGGACAGGTTTTTACTTTGCCCAGGTTTCTGGTGGAGAAATTACTGCATCTGTAGAAAAGATTTACGAAGGCGGCAAGCTCCGTCCTACCGTTCTCTGTGCACCATCTGAAGTTGGCGACATTACGCTGACCGCTCACTATGATGACGACAGAAACCAAGCAGACGGCCCTACCGGAATTGCAGAAAAGATTGCAACACTCCGCCCATTGGTTGGCCGTGCTTCGTACGACATCACAATCGAGACCTTTGACTGCGACCTCAAGGTTCCAGGCACGGACCGTGTGTACTCAAAGGCCCTTTTGGTTGGCATCACAGAGCCAGACGGTGACTCATCTTCTGGTGCTCCTGCGACTTTCTCGCTAACATTTGCCATCTCGGACGTTGAGTCCGGTGCTGGCGCAGCTGGTTGATAAATCTTCTCTTCTGAGTTCCATCACGGGCATGCGTGATGTGCTAGGTTTTCTCTTATGACAGAAAACTCTGAACTCTATACAACATCCACAGAAGATTCTTCCCCTAAAGCAAAGCAAGTCAAGGCTGCTGTTGCTGCAGAAGAGACACCGCTTCAAAAGCTTACGGGCATTGTCAAGCGCAAGGTTGAACGCTCGGTTGTTCTAATCCCTGTTCCTGAACGCCCTGGTGTAAAAATCAAGATTAGCCCGAACATTACCCAGAACCAAATGAAAAACTGGCGTAAGCAAGCTGGTGAAGATACCCGTAATGGTATGGATGGAACACGTTTTGCTTGTTCAGTTATTGGCCACACCACTATCGGTATCTTGTTTGACGACGAAGAAGTATTCGATGATGCTGGCAATGAGCTGACATTTGCTTCTCCAGTCATTCTTGAGATGACAAACACAACTCGCCCACTTCCTGACTGTGTTAAGGAATTCTTTGGAGTTGACCCTCATATTGAGGCTGCTGCCCTCTCGATTCTTGACGCTGCTGGATACTCTGATTCGGTGGACGTTGAAGACCCTACGAAGGGGTCTTCGACGAACTAGTTGAAGACCCTTTAGTCATCTCGGCAGCAAGATTAGGCGAACTGTTCGGGACAGACCCAGTAAGACTTTTAGATTCAACAGAAACTGAATGGCTAATAAGGCTTGCTTGTGCTAAAGTAATAAGTAACGACCGCGAAGAGCAGGAACGCAAATCTAGGCAATAAGCCAGATTTGTTCCTACACTCACGCGATTTTCCCAAAAATCGTAAATGAGCGTGTGAGGTCTAAGCGTGGCCAGGGCTGAAGGTACAGTCAATATTGAGGTAAAGGGTGCCGCTCAGGGCGCTCTGGAAGTAAAGACCCTTGACAAAGCTCTTGATAGGCTTGACGCTAAATCACGCAGACTTTCGTCTGGACAAAAAGCCGCAGCTGCCAGCACAAATTCACTTGGTACTAGCGTATTAAAAGCAAAAAGGTCTTTTGACAGCTTTGATAAAGGCGTAAAAGCGGCAGGAATGGGCCTGTCAAAATTTCTTGGACTAGCAATAAAGGGGGCAATTGCTAACTTTGCTCTTCTTTCTGTCTCACTAATGAGCGTTCACGCTCTTTTTGTCGCAGGAAAATGGCTACATAAAGCCTATTCATGGGGAATGACTGCTATGGCCGGCGCGGCCGCCAGCGCAGCAGTAGCACTCGGAACCGCAGCTGCCGCTATTCGTGAGCAGCAAGCAGCAATGTATGCGTTTACAAAGGGCGGAGCTGGAGAGTTCCTTACCGGAACAAACCAAGTTCGCAACGCAATGAGAACTCTTCAGGCTGACTCTCAGCTAGCAGGTCTTGGAGTTGCTGCACTGAACAAAGCCTACGCAGCAATGGCTAAGTCCATGAAGTCTTCGCAGATTGCACAAAGCGGTGGGTTGATGAAAAACCTCATGGACTTTGGTGCAGCCGGACAGGACCCTGCAGCAGCAGCAGACAAAGTTGGCGCGTTAATTGAAGCCCTTAATAACTCAAAAACAAGCATGTCTAAGGTTAAAGAAGCAGCAAAAGCTCTTGGCCCACAAATGGAACAAGCTCTTAAAAAAGCAAAAGTAACCAGCAAGAAACAGATGAAAGAACTCATCATGTCTGGTGAACTTGCTAAAGCCGGTGGCGTTGCTGGGCAGTTTGAGGCAGTTAACTCAACCCTCATTGGTCAAGCAAAAGCTTTCTTCACTCAGATAAAAGGTGAATTTGCAGACTTTGGTCAACAGTTTCTTGAACCAGCAAAAATTGCAATGCAAAAAATCTTCAGGATTATAAGAAGTGACCTTCTTCGCGTAAGCGGTTCTTTAGGCGAGTTTGGAAAAGGTGACTTTTTTGATGGTCTTGTTGGTATTTTTGAAAAAGTGTCTAACTTCTTTGTAAAGCTAACCAGAGAATGGCTACCCAAGACTGATGGTTTTTTTAGAAACATGGGCAATGGTTGGGAAAAATTTGCTAGATGGTTTAGGATTTCAAAAGAACAACTTAAACCGTTTGTAGATGGCGCTAGAGCCATTGAGTCGATGTTTAAACCGGTGTTTAATGCGGTAAAAGATGGATTTGTTGGGATGATGAAAGATTTCAACGTCCATGCCCAAGACCAGTCAGCAACTTTTGAAGAATTTGGAGAAAGAATTGCTGGAGTTGTAGAGCAGCTTTTTAATCTATTAAGAACAATGGAAGATATTCGAAGGAAAGCAATGCCTTTCCTTAATGATGTTCTTGGGGGTCTTACCGAAGTATTCAAAATGCTCAACTCTATGGTTGGAAGTATTGGTGGAATGTTTGGCGGCAGCGGCGGTGGACTGATGGCCTTGGGTCTTATCGCTAGACAAATGAAAAATACCAAGGGCGGACTAATGGCACAGGTTCCCAAAAATACTCAGACCATGAACGTAACTGCTGGAACCGTAAATCTTGGTGGACCAGGACAAGCTCCAGGAGGAAGATTGTCTTCTGGTGCCACAGGTGGAGCACCTGGCGCTCCTCTTCCTGGTAGCCCAAGAATGTCAACTGGACGACAGGTTGCTGGGGGTGGCGGTGCAGGTGCCCCAGGTCAGGCAAGGTACCTGGGCGGTAATCAACCCGGATACGCAGCGGCGTGGGAAAGAGGGTTGGCAAGGTTTGGCGCAAGAAGCAGTACGCCACCAGATTTCGTAGGACACGGTGGATATGACAGAAGGTCAAACAGTGCTATTGCTAGGCGTTTTAGAGATTACCGAATGGGCCGAAGCATGGACAGACATAACGTAAGAATGTCTACCGCGTACGACCAGACGCACGCAGGACCAGGAGCGGGCATCGGTACGCCAACACACGGAGCTGCTGCTGGAGCCGTAGGAAACTACACTCCATTAGGACAAAGAGTAAACCTTTCAGACGTTGCAGGGCTTCGAGCAACAGGACAAATACCTGCGGGAATGAGCAACGCTGAATATATGGCCGCCAGAAATGCTTCTGCCGCCAATATAGGTAATAGTCAAATTAGAGCCAGAGATGAGCAGATACGTAGAAATGGTGGCGGGTGGAATGTTGGCAGAACCCCAAGAGCAAGGTATCAAAATGGAAATCTTGTTCGTCAGTTTGGTGCAGGCGTAAGGGGCTTTGGTAGCAGGGGGGTTACGTCTACCCGTGGAATGTTCGGCAACATAATGAATGCTGCAAACTCGCAGGTTGACGAAAAAGCTGGGTTCCTGCAAAGCTCCATAACAGGGCGACAGATGGGGATAGAAAGACTTCACGGTCCTACTGGTGCCATAGAAGTTCTTCACCCAAAGACAGGAAACGTAGTTGCTGGGCTTGACCAGCAATCAGGAAAGTTTAAAGGCGCAACATTCAGAAATTCCGGTTTTGGGCTTAAAAGAAAACTTATGGCCCATAACATGCGTCAAACCAGAAGTAGCAGGCTTGGTTCTGCTGTTCTTGGAAATGCAGAAAAAGGCATTGGCGGTATGAACAACAGCATGGGCGCAAAAATGGCTGTCGGTATGGGTATGGGTATGTTGTCTCAGAAAATGGCCCCAGAAGCACAGGGGGCAATGGCGCTTGGTGGAATGGTTGGTCAATTCAACCCACTAGCTGGACTCGCAGTTGGTTTTGGTGGAGCCGCCCTTAAATCAAGAACAGCAAAAGGTGGAGCAGCGACGGGAGCCATGGCTGGTGCAGCAATCGGAACAATGATTGCTCCAGGCGTAGGTACCGCAGTTGGTGCTGCCCTTGGTGCCATTACCGGCGCACTTGCTGGTTGGTATGGCGGAATGAAGCAAAGGGCAAAGGAAGCCAAAGCGGCAGTTAATTCATTCTTGGATGCTGTGTCTTTTGCCGAATTTAAAAAAGCTGGAATTCAATTAAAGAGAAACGAAGAAGCCGCAGCAAGAGGAGAAAGTCTTGCTGGACGAAGCGGCGCACTTGAAAATGTTGCTTCAGCAACTGCTGAAAAATACAGAAATGTTGGTGCCAGATTTAAGGGCATCGACATGGACTTTCAAAAACGAAATGACCAAAAAGCGCTCAATTTCAGTCAGTCGGGAAAGACTGGAACAAAAGGATGGTTGGGAGCTCTCACTGGTCAGTCAAGATGGGGTAGAAGGTTAAACCCACTTGGATGGCTTACAAGTGCAGCTGGAGGAGTCACCCGTGGGGTTTCTCAACTGATGGGCGGCCTTGGAAATATCCCAGGAATGGACACTGTGTCAAAAGTCCCAGGACTTGGTTTCCTGGGCGGAAACAACGCCATAAATGACGACCAAAAGAAAGCTCTTGACCAAATAGAGTTGCTGCGTAAAGACCCTGCATTTAAGGGGATGATTAGTGACGATGAATACAAAGCCATAAAAGCTAGCCCAACTAAAGGTTTAACAGAAATTGGTAAAAAACTTCCAGAGCGCATAGAAGCAGCAACGATGGTTGGCGACCAATCAACAAAGCGCATGGAAATGCTCAAGAAGATGTCTGGTAAATCCGGAGCAGAACTTGAATTGTTGGCCAAAAAAATGGGCGTGAACCTTTACGACTCCACTATGAGAATGTCAGACATGGTTGAAAAACTTGGTCTAAATATGGTTAGAACAACCGAGGAAATGAAAAACCTAAACATTGACTCGTTCGTAAAGGGTATTTCTGATGGATTTGATGAAGCAATAAAAGCAGCAAAAGCCCCAGAAATTTATGACGAGCGGGGTCGTCAAGTTTTCGACGTTGTAAAAGGCGGAGGCAGCACTGCATCGGTCCTTGAAGCGTTAAAAGGTTTCCAGGAATCGTCTGCATCAATGGGCAAGGGGGCTATTGACTCCTTCTATGGCCAGAAAGAACAAATAGGAACAGCCGCTGACCCAGGAAAACTGTTTGGACCTGGTGGTGCATGGGCAAAAATGGACCCCGCAAAGTTCTTTACACCCGCAGTTGTTAAGGCACTTGCAGCTCAAGATGCAAGTACGGAAAAAGGATTTATTGGGGGCGCGTCTGAACAAATAACAGGAATGCTTGCAAACTCCGGAATGATGGGCAATACCTCGCAACTGTCGGCCGTAATCGGCTCCATGGACGCCCCAAATAGGGAAAAATTCCTCAAAGATGTTGAGTCTGGAACTTTCAACATAACCGACCCATTTGCAAACAAAACCGACGAAGAATCAAAAAAAATATATGAAGCTAAAGGTTTTGGTAGCAAAGAAGAGTACATGCAAAATGTGCTTTCTGACAAGTTTGACGCATACGGTGCTACTCAGAAAAACTTTGAAATAGGGTCAATAGACAAAGACACCAATGCTGTAGCTGACAAGATGTCCACTGCTTCAGACACCTTCAAGACGGCGGTAGAGAACTTCAACGATAACATGGCTAACTATTTCACTGACTCTACTGGAAAACCCGAATGGTGGTCGAAAGATGCCATGAAAGAAATCATGAAGGATGACACAAATACTCCTCGTGGTGGGGTTGTTGGCGACACAACTTCTTCAAGACTCAGCCAGACTATGGCTAGACACAACTCCATTAATGGCTCCATTGCTGGAAAGAGGTCAATAACGTCTTCCTACAGAACCTACGGTCTTGGCTCGCTTAATTCTGACCATGTGACAGGCAGAGCAATTGACATTGTTGGGCAAAATCTTGGCTCTTATGCCGTAGCAACACGCAACGCTGGTGGATTTGCCGAGTTCCACGGAAGTGGTCGTGGAAGGCATCTTCATGCAGTTCCGGGAGCTGGAGCAATTGGTGACACATTGACCCCAGCTTCTAACCAAATGGGCGTACCAACTAGCGCTACTGTTTCCTCAGGAACTAACTCGTTTACATTCCATATCAATGGTGGACAAAACAATCCTGAAGAGATAGCAAATATGGTTATGGCAAAGATAAAAAATACTGAGCAAAGAGTAAGAGAGAGAACCTAATGCCTGCAGTTACTCAACCTATTCAAAATACTTATTTTTATAAAGAAGTTCGCAAAACACAACCAGGAGCAGGCGTTATTTACTCCGGTTATCCCATTTATCATCTATACAAAAATGTTCCAGGTGGTACCCCAATTAGGCTTGACGAGGTTGAGTACTGGATGCCTCTTCCTGGGTTGACAAAGTACAAAGAGTATACGGCTGGAGATGAAAACGTTATTGCCACAAGGGTTAAGTATGAACCTCGCCTAGAAAGTCTGGTTAAAAAAGTTCCAAGGCACTACACCGACAGGTATGCCGTTTATACACACAAATACTATGGAACTAAACTGTTTGTTGCTACAGGAAGAACAAAACTGTACCCACTCTCTCCTTCAACCAACCCTTACTCTTATAGAAATATCCAGATTTGGGTTGAAAGCAAAGAAACATACACAGACACTTACGACAGCTACGGAACACTGATTGTCCCTTCTTATTGGTATCACCCGTTTAAGAACGAGTTTTACCCATTTGGTAATTTGCAAACTTTTGGAATCACTGATACTCAATACCTTATTGACACAATTTTCTCAAGGGATACCTCTGGTCAGAGCAACGAGTCCCTTATGGCTAATACTGTTGAGTCAATAAGAATTTCTCAAGTTTACGAGCTAATATCTCAAGGCAAATCACGAGAAGAAGCAGTTGCGTTAATTAATGCTCAGGCACAGAGAACCTTGGCTGTAAGAGAATCAGAGTCTTTGATTACTCCAAAAGCAAGCACCGCAAGACAAATTGCAAAAAGCAAAACCATAGCTGTCACCTTAAATACGGTTAAAAAAAATGGCATTTCAGCGACTTCGGTTGCTGCATCGCAAACACCCAAACTTGTTCAAACAACAACATCAGGACAAACACCGCTTGTTTATGAATTTGTTCATAGGCCAAATCAAATAACCTATTCAAGTCTTGGCTCTGATTGGACCCCAATTGATAGAGCAGCAAATAGGCCAATGGTTGACTGGAAGTCATACAAATTAATGAGTGTTTCTTTTAGCTTTATTGTTGCCTCGGATATTTCTGGCAATCTAGACGATGCTCTTGATAACAAAGTAATAACAACAAGTGTTGATGAACAACTTAAAAATCTACGCCAAATGGCCTCAAGTCCGTTTCCTGTTGTATTTATGGGTTTTGACAAATTGCTGTCGGAGCCAGTTAGGTATCCGTTTAACAATGACTCTGCAAGCAAAGGCTCTTTGTTTGTTATTGCCGACCTGAATGTTAGCTCTATATATAGAAGCTCTACTGGAGCGATAAGCAGGGCTTCGTGCGACATAACGCTGACCGAATACCCTCAAGAACTAATAAAACTTATTGAATTTCCAAAACTTAAACCAATTCCCGAGGTTCCACCACCACCCCCTGGAGACAAGGGATTATGTGACAACTCAGCAGCAAAAAACACTTGGAGTAGAGAAAACTACACATCAAATGATATTGCATGGCTAAGGTCACTAGCTAAGGGAATAGTAAATTATGACGCATCCTGCAAGTCTGTAATCGTTCTTGACCAGGCCGCATACGACCTTGCGTCCAGACGCCGAACCCAACCTATTGGAATGTTGGGTGTCCGTGACATTTTTGGACCATAGTTATGGCTAACGCAGACAACAGGGTCCCAATTGAATTATGGAAACAAATCCCACGCTCCCTTGAGCGTCAGTATGGTGGCGTCCTGTTTTTTATGGACGAAAAAAGAGAAGAAATTGCTGAAGTAAGAGAAAGACTTATAAGCGTAAACGTTCAATACACAATGAACATGTCTAGTGAACTGTCTTTTACCGTTCTTGACGAAGACCTTAAAATGATTTCTAAAAACTATTTTAACATGGGTCGCGTTGTTGCTTACCTCAGTGAGACGTTTGGAACAATAGAAAAAACAACACTTCCAGACATATCCCAAAGACAGCTCCAACTATTTGAAATAGCAAATGTTGGGGTGTCGCAGGGACCAGGAGAGAACCCTACCGTTACGGTAACTTGCTATTCTCGCGCCATACAGCAGATGAAGAGAGACAGAAAGCCAGGAACTGTTGGGGGTTCCGGTACGGAGTTCGTTAAAAGAGCTGCAAAAAAATATGGTCTAAAATTTTGGGGTGAAACAACTTCAAAATCACAAAGCATAAACAAGGCTACCGCTGGAAGCAAAGCCGAGTCCTTATGGAGCGTAATTGACAGTCTTGCTAAAACAGCAAAATTTGTTGTTTACGAAGTAGACGGGTATTTAATATTTGCATCTGAAAAATATATTCTCAAAAATTGGGGAACACACGAAGCCAAATTAACAGAAGCCCAAATCAAAAGTAAAGACAAAAAAGCAAAAACCAAGAACAAATACATCCCACTTACATGGAAAAACAAAAAACTGGATTCTGCTGACCTAAGAGAAGACCTTCAGCTTATGGAGATTCCAAGCATCAGCATGACGGAAAACAACCCATGGGATGCTTCTGGTACTGCTGTATTAGATAGATTTAACGCTGTTCGGTTAAGGCCTGGAATGACAATAAAACTTGGTGGGATGTCCGATTACAATGGTTACTACCTAATAGATAATGTTTCTTTTCCTGACATATCACCAGACCCGGTAAGTATTTCTTTTAAAAAACCACAAAAAGAAGACAAAGAAATCAAAGATTTGCCAATTGGTGAACGTGGTCCACAGGTAATCGACATCACCGACCAGGATGGTCTAACTAATAGAACAATGACGTATGACGTGACCCGCGCTGGTTCAAAGTTCTTTAGAAAAAGAATATATAAGGGCATATTCCCACTGCCAGACGCGGACCACCGATTTGACCGCTATCCAACTCCTACCGCCGGGGTGTTTGCAACTGGCAACATGGATATCTACGATAGGCCAGTACTGGTCTCTGGAGATACCGTAAAGACAACACACTCAATCACCATCTACCCATGGACCGAAGGGGGCGTAAATAATGGTAAGCCATTTTCGCTTCTTCTTACCCCAATATGGACGTCAATGGAAACAGGAATGCCTGTTGAGCTAACTCAAAATGAAGCCATAGCAAAGTATCAGGCGGATGGTAGGTTTTTGGCAAAAGTAAGAGGCAAGTCTAAAAAAGAATCTATTTACAACGCTGGGGTCTATGGTGCCCTAATAAGCGGTCAACAACATGAAATAGTTATAAAAAAGTTCCCCAATGGTAAATACGTAAATACTCCTGGTAGCGAATAATGATTACTCCTCCACAACCACAAGTAATCCGTAGAGACAATGCTTTCTCTATTTCCAAAGACCCTGGCGAAATATTTAACTGCATTGTTACAAGAGTAGGTTCTGACGGCCGAGTTCATGTTCACATACCTGAACTTGGTAGCGATTTAGGGCCAATACTTCCACTTGATACGGACCTTACAAAAAAATACAAAGTAGACGATACTGTCGTAGGGACGTTCTTGACATCGGCAATGACCAGCTTTGTTATTCTTGGGTCAAGCAAGTCGTCCAACCGTTCATCCATTCTTGTCTTCCCTACAGAACTAGAAAGAACGGCGACACTTGGAATGACCCCAAGTACTGGAGTGTTCACATACGTAACCGCAACTTCTGCTGTCCAGTACTGGGACGGTTCTGCGTGGATGTCAATAGGTGGAGGAGTTAAGGTATCTGATACTGCCCCAGCCAACCCAATGCAGGGAGACTTGTGGTTTGAATCAGACACAAGTCAGACTTTTGTTTATTACGACTCATCGTGGGTTGAGGTTGGACCGCAGCCAGCGACAGGGCCAACAGGGCCGACGGGTCCTTCCGGTGGACCAACTGGACCAACTGGACCAACAGGTGCTACCGGTCCAGCAGGCGCGACAGGATTAACTGGGACTACCGGGTCAACAGGAGCTACTGGCCTAACAGGCGCTACCGGTCCGACAGGAATTGGTGCGACTGGTGCGACTGGCCCTCAAGGTGACCCGGGATTAAATGGTTTGCCTGGACTAGATGGAGGAACAGGACCAACTGGACCCACTGGCATAACCGGCGCAACAGGCCCAACTGGCTTGACTGGTGCTACCGGTCCTGCTGGTGGTCCGACTGGCGCAACTGGACCCATTGGGGCAACTGGACCTTCTGGTGTCCCGGGTTCAAATGGTGTTACTTCATTAGCTGGCGGTACGGGAATTACAGTTTCTGGAGCAACAGGTGCAGTTACTGTAACGAATACCGGAGTCGTGGCAGTTACCGGAATGGCAAATCAAATAACAACTTCTGGTTCTACCGGTGGAATAACTTTGTCTCTCCCATCTACTGTTGGAATAGGGGACACTTCTCTTCTCGCTACAAACACAAGCTCGCAACTTCATGTGCGTAAGGACACTGTTGGCGGCAAAGGCGGAGAGATATCTATCGTCAATTACGCAACCAATACTACGGGTAACTCCGCTGCCTTAAACTTTGGAGTCGATACTTCTTCTTATGGCTCCGACACCGGCAATGCGCAAATAAGAGCAACAAACATGAATGCTGGAAACTCCGCTACCGAACTTGGGTTTTTAACCTGGAATGGCAGTGGGTGGGACAGGAGAATGTACATTGACTCGGCTGGAGTGCCGCGGTACAGCGCTAAATCCAATGTTTACGGTTGGCATGTTGCTGGAGAACAAATAGGAACAGCACTAACTATTGGTGCCTATGGAAGAAATGCTACAGCTTTTACAACTGGCGCGAATACTTGGCTAACAGTAGGTGCAGTTGGAATAACTATTCCATCTAGCACTAGCGTCATTGTGTGCAACTATAATTTTAGTTGCTACTTTGCTGCTACTGGTGCGTATTTGGTTCGCACTTATTATGACACCGATGGGGCCGTAGGTGGGTCTTTTCGTTATTTTACAAATGAGAGTTATAGCCATAAAAATGTTTCGGGGGTTATTGGAATGGGCGTTACTGGGGGTAATGCAGGAACTTTTTATCTTCAAGTGTACGGAGAAGCAATTACTGTTTTGAGTGATGCCAACGACTCAGCCTATTTTACGGTAACCACACCATGAGTTGGAAACACTACATTTTTGAGGTATTGGACCCGACTGGTTTACTGCCCATTTCTATTGACCCAGGCAAAGACGGGGAACCGGACTACTCTCTTCTCGTTTGGGAATCGGAAGACGTACCTAAACCAACAGAAGCAGAATTTGCTGTGGCGGTGGCCAAAGCGCAAGCAATGACATATCAAACAGACAGACGCAATGCCTACCCCTCGATTGCCGAACAGCTCGACCTTTTGTTCCACGGGGGTCTAGAGGCATGGCGCGAGCAAATCCAAGCCGTGAAAGACGAGTACCCTAAACCATGAAGAACTTAGCTATGTGGGATAATTAGAAAATGGACACTATTAAATTCCCAATTAAATTTGACACGTCTGGTGTCCAGAAGCTTTATGACGGCACTTACGATTTCTACTCTCAGCTATTGACGGTAGCCCTACTTACCGAGCCCCAAAGTCATCCGTTCACCCCAAGATTTGGAGTGAGCGACCCCACCTTCACAACCGTAGACAAGGGTCTATTTGTTCTTAACGCTTCTCGTTTTGTACCAGAAGTTGAAATAACATCACTTAACATATCGGAAGATAATGGGACAATAGGTGTTCAGTTTTCTTTTGTAATAACGGAAGAGTAAATCCAATGGCAGCAGATTTTTCACAATACGTAGACATTACCGTCTATGACAAAGAGCCAGGAGACATGTACCTGGAAGCCATAGAGATGGCGCGCTTGACGCTTCCAGAATTCACTCTGAGGACAGGCACCGTAGAGGACGCCATGTTTCAGGCAATGGCCTGGATTGGGTGGGTTAACGCGACTGCCATAAATAGAATCCCAGACAGGTTAATGGCCGGCATTCTTTCAATGATGGGCGTCACCATCAATCTTTCTTCCCCTGCTCAGATGTCGGTTGTTGTAGAAGCCGACTCCTATGAAGGTGCAACAATACCTGTAGGTACGTTTTTTGGTTATACAAGCGTTTTTGAAGATGAAGTAATTGAATACGTTTTCATGACGGTTGAGTCTCTTGAGATTGCCGCCAACGAGTCCCCCAACACTGGTGACCCTTTCCCATCGGGTACAGTTCTTACTGAGTGCTTTACCCCAGGAGTAATTCCTTCAATTACGCCATCTACGCCACTTAGCCTGCTTACGCCTTCCACTTCTATTTTTAGTGCAGAAGCTGGAAGCTATTTCCAAAACGGCGTAAACGACGAAAACTCTTCCTCTTTCTTGTCTAGAGCAGTTTCTCATCTATCGTCCCTTACTTCAACACTTGTAAAAGCAAGTCAAGTTGACTCGTTTGTTGCTAATACATATTCTGGTTTAGTTGGACGAGTTCGTACCTACGACTTAACCGACGGCGACCCAGATACAGGAGACATAGCAACAAGTAAAACCAAAGCAATTACGTATGTGTCCAGAAACGTTGCAGGCACAGAGGCAACATTAACAATTGGCTCGGGTCATCAATTCCAAGAAGGAGACGAAGTAACGGTTTCTGGATTGTTTAATACCGCATACAATGGCACGCATACGTTGACAGGAACCGACTCTACAACTATCTCATATACAAATACTGGCCCAGAAGACAACTCTCCCGATGATGGAATTGTCAAAAAAGGAATTGAGTCAGTCGGAAATATTGCTGTTTTTGTTTATGGAAATGGTGACTTTGTAGACACATTAATTCAGATACCAGACATACAAAGCGCGATTGTAGATAAAGCACTCCCGGGTCTTATAGTAAACGTAAGCAACTTTGAACTTCTTTCTGCGGCAATTGAAGCAGTTGTTGTTCTTGACTCAAACTACGACCAAGAGCCACTGCAGCAGACAATAGAAAATTCAATTATCGAATACTTGAGCCCGGGCGTTTACCCAACATCAGAAGACGTTCTAAGAGCTAATCAAGTTATTGCTTTGATTAGCACAATACCCGGTGTTAGATATGTCTCGTCACTAACACTTAGTCCTAATGGCTCAAACTGGCTTCCCCAGATTGACGAAAACTTAGAACCAGCAAACAAGGGTTGGGCTCCAAGAATTACGCCTGATGATTTAACCATCTCATACACGGTGGTGTAGCCGTGGCTAAGACTTTTAATAGGCTTTCTCAGTATAACGCTCTAGAGACGACCAACCGACTTACCGGGATATCTATACCACTGACAAGCAACGCCTACCCAGTTGCTCAGTGGTCGATTGACGAAGACGTATCCTATGCAAAAAACCACCTAGTTTTAAAGGTTCTTAAAACTTACTTACCAAGCATTGACGACCCGATAACTGTCTCGGGGATAGCGTTCGACGACGTTGATGGTTATACCCCAACCTCCACCGACCCAAACCCAATAGCACTAAACGACAACTACAGAATTGTTGACATAACCTCGGACGCTACCCATTACTATCTTCATTGTGAAACCGACCTAGATTGGTCTATGGGTGAAATATTTTCCACAACCCACCCCACATATGCTGTGTCTGTATATTTTTTATACCCACAGAGGTGGGAGTGTGATGGTGGAACAATTTCTACAGTTGCCGATACGTTTGACGTTAAATCTAGATACGCAATAAAAATAAACCCAGGCACGTCTGGACCCGTAACCTTAAGACTCGTAGGTCATAGTCCCATGCTTCTTGGGGACAATGGTAAAGATTTTTCTTTTAACGGGAAGATTTACTGCACAGAACAAACCAATGTTGCGTGCACTTTGGTTTACTCGGAATGGGTGGGAATAGAGTCCGTAGAGCCTGTTGTTTCGACTATATATCCAGGAAGATTTGCCGCATTTAGAAGCAACGTAGAAATGCTTCCAATGTCAGAAGAAGAAACTTACGGTTTTGACATATTAATTACGCTAACAAATCATAGCGGGCAGGTTTTGTATCTAACCTCGCCTCACCTAATAGAAGACTTTGCTTACTATTCAAACCCTTATGTTTACAGCGCTCTTAGTTCAATGCCTGATTTTTATTGGGAGATGGACTCAAATCAAACAAACCCATCGGCACCACTACATAGACTTATCGACTGTTTGATGACTGGAGCCAGAGGTGTTTATGAAGAATATTTACGTGTTTATCACTATGAGCCTGGACAACTCGGAACGCTTGCAGAGCAGTATGAATCCAACGACACCCATAGCACTTTAGTCAATCCCCAATATGTTGATTCAAGATACGCCCCATGGCTTTCTCAGTTCAACGGTCACAGACTAAAGAAGAACATTGCGTATCTTTATAACGGCTTAACAGACACGACATACGCAACTCCGCAAGACATATTTACTTCCACTGGGGCAGTTGATTCTTACATTAGGTGGCAGCTTTCCAATGGGTATTATGGACGCGCTGCTGGGACAACCGAGGCAATTAGAGAAGCCGTCAAGCAAGTACTTCACTATACAAAGGACGGGGAGAATTCGACCTACTTTGTATCGATAACCGCTCACTACGACAGCGACCCTTTCAAGATTTTGATTCGGACCCTGCTGAACGAGACCTTTGACTGTGAATCAAACGGTGACGAAAGTTACTCAATACTTGACGCTGTAGAAATGGCAAAACCTATGGGGTACAAGATTTACCACCAAGCTGTAGATGTTGTTGAATTCAGGATTGGTGACATTATCCCGGGAACAAAAGCAGATGGAACGGTTGTCCCAGGAAACCCAATAGGTGACACTGTCGACGGTATGTACCCGCTAGGAAACGTACCCAACCCCATAACAGGAACTCCTAATGACGCAACAGGGACTCCTGAACCAGGGATAAGTCTTACATAACAAGCAAAATTGCCTTAGATGGTAAAATTAGAGCAATAACGGAGGAAAAATGGCTGGCGCAGGAATAAAGAAGTTCACGGTGGGGGAAACCCTTTCGGATGCTGAGATTAATACATACCTCATGGACCAGACTGTCCCTGTTTTCGTAAATGCTGCAGCCAGGGACTCGGCTTTTGGTGGGACAGGAGAACCAACCCTTTCCGAAGGTCGTCTTTGTTACCTGCAAAGCACCAAGGTGGTTCAGTACTACAACGGCGTTACGTGGTCTGACTCTGGACAGTTCACCGTTGCCGATGACGCCATTACTGCAGCCAAGCTTGCCGACAGCGCAAGCGTCGATTTAGACAGAGCCGTAACAACAAACCATATCAGAAACAGTGCTGTTACCACAGACAAGCTTGACGGTACTTCCGGTTCCGAGGCTGTGACTGAAGCAAAAATCAGAGCAGGCGCTGTCACTTCCGGCAAGCTTGCATCAAACCTAACGCTTACCGGAACAACAACTATTGCAGCAACAGGAAAAGTACAGCAGATACTAGAAAAAGCTGTTTACTCAGGTACAGCACTTACTGGGTTGCAGACAATAAACGTAGACAATGGAGCTATTTATTACTACACCGCCGAATCAGCCGCAGACTTTCAAATAAAAATTACAGTCAATGGCTCCACATTGAATGCCCTTATGGCCGTTCAAGAAGCCCTAACCATTGTTGCATTTACAACGCAGGGGTCTGCAGCCAAAAAGCTGAGCGCCATAACGATAGACTCTCTTACTACTGGGGTTAACGTCCGCTGGTTTGGTGGAGTTTCCTACCCATCGGGGAACCCAAGTTCTGTCGACACCTACACAATTACTGTTCTAAAAACTGGGAACAACGCATTTGACGTATTTGCTAGCCAGTCTTCATTTAAGGCATAACAATGCCTCTTGTTGGAGCTAGAGCTACAGCCTCTAGGGGTTACTTTGGTGGAGGAACCAAACCTGGTGCGCCAGTAATAACAAGCTCTACGCAGGGCGTCTCTTCGTTATCTATTGCTTTTACTGCTCCAGTTTTTAACGGCGGCCTTTTGATTAGCAGATATGAATACGCTGTCTCAATAAACAACTCAACCTGGACAGCATGGGCAACTGCCGCATCTGGGACTAACCCGCCAACATCTCCAGTAACAATTTCCGGTCTTACAAATGGCCAGGCTTACTATGTAAAACTCAGAGCAGTTAACGGTCTTGGTTTTGGTCCAGATTCAAACACCTGGAGCACGACAACTACTCCAAGAACAACCCCCGATGCACCGACACTGAATTCTGTTACTCGTGGATACAGACAACTCACGGCAAATTTCTCTGCTCCAGCATTTAATGGAGGAAGCGCCATAACTGACTACGAGTACTCAACAAATGGCGGTTCAACATGGGCCTCAATGGGTCAATCAGGAACTACCGCTTATGTAATTACTGGTCTTGCAGACTTTACTGAATATAATGTACGTGTAAGAGCTGCAAACGTAGCGGGCGGTGGGGCACACAGCTCAACCGTCGCCCAGTACACAGCAGGACTGCCAGGAACGGTAACTGGAGTTAGCGGAACATCAAACGCAAGCACGCAGTCTGTAGTTTCTTGGACCGCTCCAGACGCCAACGGTACGCCAATAACTGACTATATTATCGAGTACTCAACATCTTCAACATTTGCATCTAGTGTTACCGCTTTTACCGACGGAACATCTGCTGCCGTTTCAGCAACAGTTACAGGACTCAGTAACGGAACGACTTATTACTTTAGAGTTAAAGCGGTAAACGCAGTTGGCCAATCCGCCAGCTGGTCAACTATTTCATCTGGTGCGGTTCCTGCTGCTGCACCAAACGCTCCGGTTATTGGAACATCGACTACTTCTGATAGAAGCGTAATCATCAACTGGACCGCATCCACCATTACTGGTGGAGTAACTGTTACGTACACCGTAGAACTCTGGGATAGCGTGCAGGGCTGGTACACCTCGTCTACAACAACCGGTGTGTCCAAGACGTTCACTGCTAGAAACGACAGGGGTTACATAGCAAGAGTTTACGCAAGCAACTCTGCGGGCTCTAGTGGCTATTCAAGCAACAGTGCCCAGGTTAACCCAGCAATGGTTATCCCCACTATGAACTGGGAAGATACTTCTGCAACAAGATACTCAAACTGGAGGGTTTACTGGAGTGGAACAAACGGATACACATATCAACCAGAAACATACGTAAGTTCATGGGGGAATGAGGGAACGTCTCGGAGTGGAAGCGGAACGCACTACAGTGACTACTGGTCTGCCAGCTATCATCCAGAAACCAAATATGTTCGTGTCAAGGTGACAGACCCTGATGGTGTCGTTGGTTATACGGCTCAAAAATCCGTAACAAACGGACGTCCAGCAAATACGGTAGTTGACGTTGCTGCATATTCTGCATGGGATGATGCAACCCTATATTCATCTAGTGGTTATGATGACTTCAGGCTTTCTGCAAATGGGGCTAATGGTGGCTCGTTTGGTTCAATCTCGCCATATTCAGCATATCTTCCAAGCCCATTGCTTGCTTTTAGGGCATTAAAAGTAAAAATGACAAAATTACATACTGGAGTTTATGACATTACCGGCACTAACAGAAAAGTTTTTGTTTATGGACCTGGCGGAATGGCTATGGCGTTATATAAAGGCTCAACTGCTGGCCATGATTGGGGGACGGGAGTCGCTGATTCCAATAGATGGACCACTTACGGGCCCGTAGAATACACATGGTATGTAGATACGAACACTACAGGATACACCTCCCTTTTCGGCACACAAGTAATAATAGAGGCTGACGATGTTTACATGCAACCTCATTCTCGAGCCAACCCAACAACTAACTATTCTACTGAATGGTCCGATACTCAAGATACGAGAGTCACACTTACCGTTTATTACTACCAAAAAGTATCTTACGCGACAACATACAAAGCACAAGTTAATAGCGTTTATGGATGATAATATTTTGTTATGCGTGAACAAATAGGCAAAAATCAAAAATCTAGCCCTGCTGACTTTTTAAAATCAGACACAGAATTTGCGCCGACCGCACTTCAACGCGAGCGTTACTCAATCTGCAAGGAATGCCCGGAACTTACAAAAGTTACAAAACAGTGCAAGCAGTGTGGTTGCTTTATGAATCTAAAAGTAAAGCTTGGTCACGCAGTCTGCCCGCTAGGCAAGTGGTAATTCTAGCTCGTAGAAGCCCTTACCCCAAAGCCCTTGCAAACGGGTGAAGTACTTCTCGTACATCAAGCCAACAGCGTCTAATCCGTAACGGTCTTTTGAGTACTTACTGATTGCGGCTCTATCTAGGGTCTTGACTTGCTCAGTTGCGTCAGCGAACTCCTGCATTGTGTGACAGCGGAATCCCGTCACTCCATCAATGACGGTTTCGGTGAAAGCACCCCAGTCCGTGGAGATAATCGGAGAGCCACAAGCCATAGCTTCAATCGCTACGGTCCCAAAAGGCTCAACGTAAATAGTTGGAGTAAAAGTAGCAATTGCGCCACCCATGAGCTTGGCTCGCTCTTCTGTCCCCACAACGCCAACATACTCCCCATAGTTGGGCGCAGAACCCTGTCCAGCGACCACCAGACGCTTTCCTAGGGCCTTACAGGTGTCAACTGCAATCTGATAGCCCTTACGCTCAATAAGGCGTCCTATGAAGAGATAATAGTCGTCAGGCGTTTCCTGTAAAGGGAAATCCTTAATATCAATATAACTTGGTATTACCGTGTCATAGAACTTGCCGTCAAGCGCATGAGGGTCGGTTACCTTGGAGCCGTAGCACGAGTGCATCCAGGCGTAGGACTCAAAAACCTTGTAGTTGGCAAACGAGCCACCATAGCCAATTCCGAACTCCACGCTCAGCTCGTCAGGAAAAGCATCGGCGATTGGTTTAGAGGCAAATCCGGCAATAAGGCAAATAAAGTCCTTGTGCTCTAGTCGCTCTTGGATGCCCCTAATGACATTGATATTGAAGTTCACCCAATGTGGGAGATTCCAGTCGAAAGACGCGGCCGAGTAATGATTATTACCAACAGCCTCTAAGCGCTGTTCTTCCGTAATACAGGTGATGTGCTCATCGCAGGGAGCCTCGTTGAACTCTCCACCGTAAAGAAACACGGTATGCCCGAGGTCTTTCATCATGATGCAGAACTTACGGACTTTTTCCGTGTAGGCACAAGCCGTAAAGTCTTCAGTTGTATTTGTATGAGGGAGGGAAACTACATGAAATCTCATGACGAGATACTAGCAAGGTTCTCTTCTGTCTTATGCTTCTAGTGCCGCTTTAGCGGCTAGGTATGCCGCTCTCTGCTCATTTTGGTCATATACGGGAGCGTCATAAGCATCTCCGTTGTCCTTTATTGCTTGAATGGTTTCTTCAGCCCATTGTTCAGCATCTTCTTTTGTCCACGGCATCCAGTTGTGGGGGAAGTTAAATTGACTTATTGTGCGAGAAAAAGAAGAACCATTAATTTCTCCAGTCCATGTAATGGTTGCTTCATTTTTGTCGTCTACTTCATATGTGTATTCCATAATGTCTCCTTAAACTACATACTCAATAATGACAGCGCCATTTGAACCCATTTTTGCAGGGGTAGTTCCTGTGTAGCCGTTAGCCATGCCTACATTAAACGAGTAGACAGTAGATGGAACAGTGGTTACTTGAAAAACTTCCGTTACTCCATCTTGCCCACGACCTGCATACGCCCTTGCAGTAACCACCACGCTTACATAGTCACCAAATTCCTGCTCCACGGCTGCATTCGCTGAAGCATTTGCCCAGCCCCCAACACCCCCAGAGCCAGGGTATCTATTTTCTGCGGTCCAAGAACCTGTTTGAGTGCTAGAACTTCCTGCAATTTTAGTTCCAAAAGAGCCACCAGGAGCAGTACTGGTGTCAATTGCCCCCATTACCCCACCAAGAGCCGTATATGTAGTGCCGCCAACAACAAAGGTCGTTGAGCCACCATCTTCGTAGCCTGTAAGGGAAGCAACGCTTGATTGCCCATTAGAGGTTGCCGTTGCTGTGGCAAATCCCCCTCCCCCGCCTGCACCAATAAGTGTCAGTTTTATTTGTGTGACACCAGCAGGACAAGTCCATGTTCCGCTTCCGTTTGTTGTGTACTTTGCAACATAAATTTTGGGGTCCACAGCACTGACTCCTGGGACTCCGCTAACCCCAGGCACGCCACTAACCCCTTGCGGACCAGTTGCACCGGTCGGCCCCCCTGCAGGACCCGTGGCCCCCGTTAAACCGGTCGGGCCAGTCGGCCCTGTCAGGCCCGTGGGTCCAGTTGTCCCTGTTGGCCCAGTCGGACCACCCGATGGTCCTGTTGCTCCAATCGGACCAGTAGGACCAACTATTCCCATAGTGCTTACAACAAGCCCCCACTTGCCGTCAGTGAATGTCCACGTTTTGTTGTTGGCCGTAAACGAAGCGCCTGGAGCTGGGGAGTCAGGGAAATCTATGGCCATTATGCAGCATACTCCTGAATAGTAAGTGAAAAGTTTAATGGACCGCCAGTATTTCTGGGACACACGACAGTTCCACTTGCACCCTTTACATATGTCCTAATATTAGAAATAGACGAAGAAGCAGGATAAGAGTTTATTGACTTAAATGTATAGTAAGGAAACTCATTATAGGTGACAGTGTTAGTGGAATCACTAAAGGAAAACTGGTCAACACCATTAATAGAGAAGCCAATCTGCATAGCGTCAGACGATGTGTTTAATTCATACGCCACACCAACTGTAATCAGTAAATAAGAAGTAGCGAGAGGGTTGGTTGTGTAGGTGGCTATGTTGTCAAGCGTGTCGCCAGTTGCCGCATAAATTTTTTGAGTCAACGATAACTGATTGCTATAAATTTTTAGAGGCTGCCCTGAATATATTGCATTAGGAGCGAGAAGGTTTGTTGCTACACCAGCACCAGCAGCGGTGATATCAATGTACGCACCGCGAGCAGTCCCACCTTGCTCAAAAATTCGTAGACGGTTCTGCCAAACATCAATAGTTACTCCACCATTGATGGTTGTATTGGTGGCTGCTTTGTTTAAGAAAACTTCTCCACCTTCATCTCCTGCCGAAACAGTGGAACTAATTTTCCCCCCAACAGAAAAATCTGTTCCGTCATATGCAAGACCAGAAGAACCAGTTGGGTTATTGGAACCGTTTTTATAAATTACTTGATTGGCCGTTCCGCTAACAGGTCCAGTCGGTCCTGTAACTCCAGTCGGACCAGTAGAAACTGGGAAATATGTAACAGAAACATCTTCGTTAAAAGTGGAAGAAGCAAAAGTAACGGGGTCTTCATAATACCCAAAAGATAATTCTAAAAATCTTGCAGCATCCCAAACATTGAAATTTGAAACATCAATAGTGTAGATAGAACCAGTAATATCTGGTGCAGAAGTCAATGTAAACATTGCTACATCACCAGTGCTGTTGGAAATAAATAACTGACCGCCAATGCTCCACTGGCTAATCCAACTGGTATGAAGAGTTAAATTCTTTGAATTAGCATGAATTTTTATTTCAGTAACATTGTTAAAGTAAGCACTGTTAAAGACGATTTGTCCAGCAGTAGGGGTTGCAGAGTTGTTGTAGTTGTAAACATATTTAACTCCTCCTCCTCCGTCTGCGCCAGTCGGGCCTGTTGCTCCAGTGGGTCCTGCTGGACCAGTTGGGCCTTCTACGCCAGGTTCTCCAGGTGCGCCTTCTGCACCAGTTAAACCAGGTGCGCCTTCTGCACCAGTTAAACCAGGTGCGCCTTCTGCTCCAGTTAAACCAGGTGCGCCTTCTGCTCCAGGTGCGCCAGGTTCGCCATTTAATCCATTTATACCAGGTGCGCCTGCTGCACCTGCTGGACCTTCTGGACCAGTGGGTCCTTCTGGACCAGTTGGGCCAGTTGCGCCTTCGGCACCAGCCGCTCCCGTGTCGCCTGTCGTTCCAGTTAAGCCAACATCTCCTTGTGGACCAGCAGGACCTGTTGCGCCTGTCGCGCCAGTTGCCCCTGTAGCGCCAGTAACGCCTGTTGGTCCAGTTGGTCCCTGAACTCCCCCAACCCCAACGTTGAGCGCCCACTTACCATCAGTGAAGGTCCAGGTCTTACCATCTACGGTGTGGTTGGTTCCAGGCGCAGGTGAATTAGGGAAATCAATAGCCATGATTACCTAGTTTACCCTATGTGTAATGGGGCATCCAGAACTACTAAAAGCTGATTAGTAGGTGTAAGTGTCTGTCCTGGAATCGGGAACAGTTCGCGGTGCACTACTGACGTTCCATCGCTGCTGGTTGCCATTCATTTCGACTATTACCCTGATTCTCTGGTCCGGAGATGTGGACCACGTGCTAATAGAGCCTGCGCCTCTTACTCGCACTCTTCCTCCGCCTGCACCCGAACCTATAGGTACGCTTGGTGCAGTCCAGTTAAGGCTCTGCTGTGCTGTGCCTGAGTTGGTTGAAAACGGAGCACGTAGACAATCTATAGTTGCGGCCGTGCTTGCTGTGGTCCCAGTATTAGAGAAATCAACAATAAAGTTTCTAGAGGAAGTAGTTATATTTATACCACTAATTACTACGTTAGCCCTAATGGTCAAAGATGAAACCGAGTATCTTCTTGTTCCATCAGGGCAACCAGGACATGTGCTCCCAGTCTGCGAGACTCCAGGAATAGAATAAACAGACGTTTGAGTAAACGAGTTTCCTGTTACCGTAAACGTTCCCGTAGAATCATTATATGCCTCGTTGCCACCCCAGGAGCTCGTGTCATCATAGACGGTATATGAAGTATCAACAACGACGTTATAGGACTGGGTTGCCGTTGTTACAACAGAAGCTTCCGCACTATCTACATAGTCACCGTCAGTGTTCCATGTTCTTGTGAATACATAGTATGTTTCACTTGCCAATAATGTTCTGTATGAACCCCAGGACGAAGAATAAAGCGTACTGATTGTCCACGTTTTTCCAGCAGCAGAGTTTGTTGTATTTAAATATGCGCTATTGGCGTTATAGCTATATGCGTAACCGGAAAGTTTTATGTACGTTTCTGTATTGGAAAACCCACTACAAGCAAGAGGATTGTAAGTTATCGAAAACTGTCTAGCTCCCGAACCGTTCCCAGATGCTGGCTTAGTAGGTGAAATAGCTGCAAGAGTTGGTGTTGCTGGAGTGCCAAAGTTTGGAGTAACCGAACCAGAAGTAGCAACAGTTCCAGCACCTACAGCATTGTTTGCAGTAACCCTAATTTTATAGGAACGAGCCGTAGCCGCAGAGTTGTTTCTAACCGTAAAGGAAACACCGCTTGTTTGAGAGCCTCGATTTACCCATGCCTCGGCATTTAATTGGGTTTCCACTGTGTACGAACTTACTGCAGTGCCTCCATCGCTTGTTGGCGCAGACCAAGTAGCAGTTATGGTTCTGTCGGATGCAGTTGCAGAAAGGCTCGTTACCGCACTGGGGGTAGTTACCGGAATAACTGACGATGATATTGACGAGTACTGACTCGGCCCTACCGTATTGACGGCAGCCACTCTAAAATAATAAGCAGTGCCGTTTGTTAAACCAGTAACTGTTGTTGACGTACTGGACGAAACTCCATCACTAAACGTTGTTACCGAAGACGCGAAAGTGGCAGAGGTTGAGTACTGAATTACATAGTCAGTTATGTTTGTATACCCAGTAAACACTGGAGCGGTCCACGAAAGAGAAACCTGAGTATTGCCAGCAGTTCCTGTTACGGATGTAGGAGGGTTTGGTGCTGTATAAAAAACACTGCTAGCTACGGTTCCTCGGCGGATGGCCATTACGCGCTCAAGTCACCAATAAGAACAAAACTGTTCGTCCCTATGCAGAATAATGTAGCGGCAGAATATTTTGTACGGAGTTTTAGTCCAGGAGCACCAACTACTGTTGCGCCACCCGCAGCAACAACTACCTGACCATCCCCAAGACTTAACAAGTCAATGCTTTGTCCAGCAGAAAACCCAAGCGAAGTACCAACCGTTACGGTTACTTCTGATGCATTATTCAGCGTAACCATTTTGCCCAGGTCGTCCGATACCAATGGGTAAGTCGTTCCGGTTTGTGTGTTTACAACCTGAGTAGTTGCCCACCCGCCGCTTGGTCCTGTTGGGCCTACAACCCCAGTTGGGCCCGTTAATCCAGTTGGACCAGTAGCGCCTTCAGGTCCTGTTGGGCCGGTTAGCCCGGTTGGACCAGTCAAGCCTGTTGGGCCAGTAGGGCCTGTGTCGCCTTTGTCACCCGTTCGCGCAAAAGCAACGATGATGTCTTGACCATTTGTCCAGGACGGAGACGAGCTAGTCAAGAAAGTAATGGGGACTTTGTAATAGGTGGATACGAGTGTGTGTGCCCCATTAATTGCATAATAAGCAAATTGCGATGAGTCACCAACTGTTTCTACCCTGAAGTGCCCCTTGATTGCTGAAGACGAGTCATCAATAGTTTCAAGGTATGCCGAAATGTCGTTTGAATCAAGGTCGATTAGGTCGATGTACAAATATGTAGCCGTAGCAAGTGCCGAGTTAAATTTTAGATTCGTACTTCCTGGGTCAGTATCTGCAGTGTCCGTAAGGTAATTAAACGTAAATGCGGCACCACCAAAAGAACCCTGTGGCCCGGTAGGTCCTGGAGGACCACTTGGGCCTGAAGGTCCAGTTGCCCCTATCACGCCACTTAGGGGTATGTCTAAGGCCCACTTACCATCAGTGAAAACCCATGTTTTACCATCAACCGTAAATTGGGCGTTGGGAGCTGGGGAGTCTGGAAAATCTAAAGCCATGTTGGCAATTATACCCCAAGATGCTTGAGGGGCCTAAAACCACCAGAAGTGTTTAAGGATGGAAAGACTAGCCAAAACCACCCAAAGTACATTGAAGAGAATAATTGTTGGGAGGGTTTTTTCAGTTGAAGACCAAATGAGAGCAATGCTGGAAGCGATGGCAAAGATGTAAACCCACCACCACTGTTGACCAAGAAGCAGACCAGGGAAGATAATGGCGATTTTGGTGGCAAATCCCCAAGCCTCCACGATGTTTGGTTTAGTCCAATACCCCTTATGGGACATTGTCTTTGTTGCTTGTATTACTTTTTGCAGCATCTTTATAACCATAGAAAAGGATTAATATATTTCTTTTTTTGTTTAATGTTTATAGAGCGTGGTCCCCATACAGATTCGTATGATTCTCTGAATTGTGCTTCCCCCACGATTGAATAATCGCCAATTCTCTTTGCAACAACCTTCATGCACTCCTGCATTTGTGCTCTAGCCAAAGCGGCACCTAGGCAATAATGGATTCCTCCACCAAACGAAAGGGTTGCGCCTTTTCTGTTCGGTCTATCAATGATGAACTTTTCAGCATCTTTAAATACTGATTCATCATGATTTCCTGCAGTTAAAGTAACCCCCATGATGGTTCCTTTAGGAAAAAGAACATCGTTGTATTCAATATCTTCAGACGCGATTCTAATCATGTACCTAAATACACTGTCTAGACGAATGCACTCTTCTAGTATCTCTTCAACATTTTCACCATTGCGGAGCATTTCTAACATTTCGGGTTTGTCTTCCAGCATGATTGCAATAAGCCCAAGTTGACATCTGGTCGTGTCTATACCAGCCAAAAGAACCGCATTTATCAATAGTGATATTTCGAGAGTTGTAAGTTTTTCCCCGTCAACTTCCGCCTTAATCAAAAGGCTAGTTAAGTCGTCTGTTGGATTTTCTCGTTTTTCAGCAATCAGTTTTCTAACATATGCAGACAGCTGCGCCTGGGTATCTACTACAACGTCCTTGTCGTGGTCGTAGTTCCCGCCGAATGTCTTGAAAACATCATCAGCCCACTGACCGAACATTTGCCAATCCGAATGAGGGACTCCAATAATTTGAGAAATGATGTAAGACGGGTACTTATCAAACACTTCTACTTGCAAGTCAAATTCCGAAAGGTCAGAAATCTCATCAATTATTTTATTAATTGCTTTGTTCATTTCAGGACGCAATGAGTCAGCAACTTTTGGAGAAAATACAGGCCCTACAATTTTTCTAAGACGAGCGTGGTCTAGTCCTTCAAGGTTGATGATTGACTGTTTTCTATTGGCCTTATCCGATTCGCTAAGGTGAGGGTTGTTTTCACTAAAAAGATAGAGGGCGTTATGCCATCTCTTGTCTTTCAGCATCGCCAAAGAGTGCTCGTGGTTTATTACAACAAAAGAAAGACCCGAAGAAGCCAGCCAGTTTTCCTTGCTGGCATTGAGTGCTATTTCTAGTTGCTCGTATGTACCGTGTTCGGATTTTATTATCTTAGGGACAACATAGGGAAGTTCTAGGTCGTTTACATTTACTGGCATTTGTTCCTTTAAAAGTCTAAGGTTTCTTCAAAAGACTTTTGTTTGTATGTATTGGCAAGTTCTGTAATCCATGCCTTGAATTCTTCTGACGCTTCAGGATACGGGTGAGGAATCATTTTGTAATCTTCTTCACCTTTAAAAAATTTAGCCAGATGCATGTCTGGTAATGAATCCAGTTCATCAAGAATTGATTGAGGTGGGTCAAATGTGTCAAGAGCGAGTTTTGAGTATGTAGCCATTGGGTGGTCGGAGTTAAATGGCTCCCCAACAAGAAAAGACCATTCCCTCATTGTCTTGAAGAATTGGAATACGGATTTTGCTATCCACATGGACGAAGGAGTTGGGTCAGCCTCTATGTCGGCCCAGGTTGCGTACTCTATATAAGTTATATAAAAATGGGGCGACACATCCATTATGTGCTCGTATCTAGTAATCTTTTTTACTTCCATGATTCCTTCGGAAACCAAAGACCGTGAATACGGCGTAATGCTGTGATTCTCGTAAGGTGTTCCATGGGAAACAAGTATTCCAGTGTACGAAATATTGTCACAACGAACAGAGTCTCCAGAATTTGAATTTTGGTCTTCAGTTAAAAAAAAGCATTTTTCAATAAAGAACCCTCCCTTTTTTGTAGGGTCAGACTGTTTTAACAGTTTTTCTGGTTCAAGCATTTTTTAATTCATCCAATTTCTTGTTCACAATTTTTAATTTTTCCATATCGCGAACGATAGTGTTTGTAGCCCCCCATTGCAACCGTTCCGGGCGCGAAGCGTTATCAAGGTGACTGGAAACAAACCCTACAGGGTCAAAATTTGAAAAATCCAGCGTTTCTACATCAATTCCAAAAATTAAACAACAGTAATATATGTTTTTGTGCAGGGAAACTACAAGAGCCTCTAAAAATGCTATTTTTTCAGTATTTGTGTTAAAACCCATACCTACATATTATCTGAAAAAAACCTAGAGATAATGCCCTTCTTCTGCGAGGCTAAATCAGCAATTTCTTTATCAACTCTTATACGCTCTCTTCTGTAGGGAGCAGCGGTTCCCTCAAAAGGCATAATATGCCCTGTTCCAAACCCTTTGCTTGCAACATATTTAAAATTTGTTTCGTCCGCAACAATTAGTTTACCAATGTTTGTTTTGCGCTCAAAAGGTATCAACTGCGCCAATGGGGTTCCCCATTTAATTGAAAAAGCAGATTCGGCTTTAATGTTTAAAACAATGTTGGCTGTATGGTAAAAATCAGTATGAACTACGGCAGGCAAAACATCGTAGTCTTTATTTGGTTCCCACATAACTGGAAGAATCAAAACAGACCATCCTGGTGCGGTTTCCACCCTCCACGGGTTAACGAGTTTTGGATACTGAGCCTCTGAGAATTCACTGTTTCTTACTGCACTAACTGGACATTCTCCTGTTGCAGCAAAAGGGAAAGACTCTACTGCCCCTATGCTTATTTCACTTTGCTGGAGCCCAAAGTTTGCCCCTCTTGTTTCCCATGAACCATCTTGTCCTGGTCGGAAATTATAGTTTGTCCAACAAGGTATGGTTAATCCAATACTAAGAAAATCATTTATTCCCGCACATCTACGAAGGGACCCAGGATTTTTGTGAATCCTTTTAAACCATGCTGGCTGTGTTTCAACCGAATTAATGAATGGAGGCATCTCGTTAAGCCTGTTGTCTATTGGCGTTATGCGAATTTCTCCAGGTTTTAGTTTTTTGTTCTTCACAAAACCCAATCTTCGTCAACCGTATGCAGGTTCTTTAGAGCCTGAGCATGGTCAATAAGTTCGTGGTTGTTGCGAGACTCTCGCATTTTTGAAACTTCATTTTCAACATCGCGGCGTATGTTTAACCTGTCTATCATTCTGGTTGCAGGCTCTGAAGAAAAAACGCCCTGACCTTGAGCAACATGGGCAATATGTGGAGTCAAAAAAAGTTCCATATGTTTATGTGGCACATCTGAGCGATGGGGCGGTCTTTCTGACCAAATATCCAAAAGTTCTTGAAGTTCGTCATTCACGGGCATTTCGGACATTGCTTTCCAAAAGAGAGTGTCTGTTCTGTCGCTATAATAATGAAGCCTAATCATTGTGAGAATGTTTCTCATCACTTCGCCGTATGCTTTGTTGAAGTGCTTTTGTGATTTTGTATAAGAACTTTCGTAAGAAGCCAAGTACGGTATCATCATTTTAATTTGCTGAATAGAAGAACCAATGCTTGTGGCTTCTAGTGGCTCAACAAAAGAACCAGCAAGACCTATGGCAACACAGTTTTTAACCCACGGTGATTCCATGTAGCCAGCATCAAATTTAATGAATTTGTGGGTTGATATTTTATAACCAGACCTTTTTTCTGCTTCAGCAATTGCTTTTTCTTCATCACAAAACTGAGAGGAAAAAACATAACCATTACCTCGCCGTTGCTGAGTAGGTATTTCCCACATCCACCCGTTATCCCCAGCAATTGCCCGTGTGTATGGTCGTATTTCTCCAGAGGGGTCTGATTCAGTGGGAAAAGCAATAGCAGAATCTGAAAGAAGATAATCGTTAAACGAGTTCCATTTGGAGTTTCCTAGTTTTTCCATTAAGACTTTTTTAAAACCAGAAGCGTCAAACCAGAAATCTGCCTCCACGGATTGTTCGTTATCTGTTAAAACGGACTGTATGTTTCCATTTTCGTTGTTGACTTCAATTGAGTCAACTATTCCTTCAACAAATCGTATGTTCCGTTTAAAGCAAAGAGAAATAAAGTACTCATTAAGTTTGTGAGTATCAAAATGAAACTGATTAGTAGAACGATGCAGGCCGTTGACTCTGATTTTGTTTTTTACTAAACCGACAGATGTCGTTTGGTTAGTAAACAACTTGTTGCTTTCTATAAAACTTGCATATGTTGCGTGTGCCCCCCACGCAAAAAGTTCATCAACATCACTAACGCTATGAAAATACCTTGGGGTGTGTGTGGTCCAGTTTTCATAACTAATACCGTATTTGTGAGTTGCGTCTGTGGAAACAATCATATCTTCAAGGTCAATATCACAATGACGCATAAACTCTGACCAGTGCTCAGTACTGCCTTCACCGACGCCAATAATACCTATCTGAGAAGATGAGATTACTGTTATCTCTGCATTACTAAACGCTTTTCTTAGCATCAGTGCGGTTATTAGGCCAGCAGTTCCAGACCCAACGATTCCGAATGACAGTTGTTTTGTTTGTTCTCTCGTGCTCATTGAAACCAAGTTACCATAGAGTATTTCGTTCCGCTAATCACTGGATGCGCTATGTGTGTATAGGGGAAATTACTGGGAAAAAGAATTACAGAGCCAGCGTTCAATTTAATTTTTACATCAAAATTTGGGAACTCAAGTTCGCCACCTTCGTCAGGTTCTCCGAGGCATGCAACCAAACTGAAAACCCTTCTTGAGTCAGGGGAGTGGTCATGATGTGCGTGATACTCAGCAAGTCCTGAATATTTAAGTATGGATATCAATTCATGTGCTCCATTGAAAAGTCTGTGTTCTCTTACATAGTCATGAACAACATCAATAGTCGGTCTATACACTTCTTTTCTAAAAACTGATGACAGTTCATCCTCTGGATATGGCGGGAGAAGTGTTGTTACAGAACTGGATAAAGAGGTTCTGTATTGGCTATTTTCACCATTTCCAACCCTGGATACATCCCAGCAAAGGTCTTCGCCAAAACCGTTGGCTATTGCTTCTTCAAAGCGATTAATAAAATTGCTTGGGTTAAACACATCTTTATAAATAGAAATGCAAACAGCGGGATTATCTACAATCATAAAACTTCAAAAACTCCTTCGGCCAATATCTTTTTTTCTTTTTCAACAAGGCTTGTAATTAAAAAAGAATAACTACCTTCATCATAGAATCTTTCTCTATATTGAAGTACATGTCTTTCTTTAATGCGAGGCTTTAAGGTCTTGACATTTCCGTCGGGAAGTTTTAAATCAAGTTGCGTACTTTCATCAAAAATAGAAAATTCGTCTAAATAGTCAAAAGATTGTATAAATCCAGCACGAACTTGTTTGTCATATGAAACGCCCCTGCCTTCTGGTATCTCAATAACCTGAATCGCGCCATACCTAGAATCGTCTTCATCCCCAACCTGTATTCCAAGTTTTGCTTCTCTGGACAACAAAATAGCCTTTTCAGGTATTTTACCGTTTTCCAGCAAAGAAAAAGGGACATAAATTTGTCTTTTCATTATTAAATAGTTGACAACTTTTGTTTTACTACAGAAAGAGACAAAAGCAACTTTTCAAGACGAAGAACTTCTCCATCAAACCCTGGAATTCTTAATTCTTCAATATCTGATTCTTCAAAAACCTCTGGGTCAACCCCGACTCTTAGAAGAGTGTTGTAGATTTCATGACTCAGTGTTACTTCAGCGTTTTGTAAAGACTGAAGTTTTTGTTCTGTTGTTAAATTCAATTCCATGATTCTCCTATAAATTAATCAAAATGTATGCTGCCCCAGAAGAAGCCGCAAAGTTGTCGGAATCAGCGGTTAAACCAGCCCGAGTGTCGTATGTAATTGTACCCGCTACAGAGTCGCTAACTACGAGAATAGCACCTCCGCCACCTGCGCCGCCTCTTTTGCCATTAACCCCTGGTTGACCACTTGTACCAGTTTGTGCAGGGGCTGCAGCACCACCCGCTCCTCCCGCACCACCTATCCAGTGACCATTCGGTTGGGCTGTGGCAGGGTTGGCGTGATGGCTCCACCGATTCAGGTCCATTACACCATTGCCATAATGGTGGGGTCCATGATGGTGTCCGCCACTCGCCTGCATTCCTCCACCTTGGCTTACACCGTTTCCTAGGTCGTGACCGTTTGCGTAGCCAGCATGTGTGTGTCCTGGATGGGCATGACCCGCATGAGCATGGCCGTCGGTCCCCCCTGCGTGAAGATGCTCAATTCTTCCATGAAAAGTGCCAGTTGTTGCAGGGTGCGAATGTTGATAGGCGTGATTTGCCTTGTAGTGAGTTCCCGCGTATCCAGTGGGTGCGTAATAGTGTATACCCCCGTGACCATCATTTGAGTGAGGGTGATGTCTACTCCCCGTATGGTGGTAGTGGTGAGAGTTGTAGTTTCCCGCGGGTAGATGGGAAAATTTTCCATCATGTGCAGCGCTGTATGGATGCGGGTTTACGCCATGTGCGTGGAAATCTGAAAAAATAGCACCACCATGATGATGGCTAGGGTTATGTGTTGCAGGCACAGGGACTGGGGCTATATGGTATGCCAAATCGGGAGCCTTGGTTCCTGGGGTACCTGCAGTTCCAGCGGTGCCAGTACTCCCTGCGCTCCCTGCAGTTGCTGTACCTCCAGCAACACCAGACCTGCCAATAGACATAAAAGTTCCAGAACCAACAATATGTTTTGCAATGATACAAACGACTCCGCCTCCGAGACCACCAGTACCTCCTGCACCACCAAGACCTCCCGCCCCACCAGCGCCAGCAGTCATTCCAGTCACATTTCCACTTGCGCCAGTATTTCCTTTACCTGCGGGTGCGCCTACTGACTCACGATGAGGGTTTGCTGCCCCATTGCTTCCAGTTGCGGCACCAGCAGTTCCTGCGGTTCCAGCCTTCCCAGGCCATGTGTCACCGTTCGTAAGAATCGCTGATGTTCCACTTGCGCCGTTAGCACCTGTAGTTCCTACTGTTCCTCCGGAACCTCCACCGATAGGAATCATCCCCGATGTGTGCATGAACACTCCACCAGACATTGCGTTTATGTCTTTAACAAGAAAACTTGGCAAAACTGGAATGTTCGGGTTCGTAGAGCCACCACCCTGACCGCCAGCACGATATGAAATGGCGGACTGACCTTTGACTGTCCCATCGCTTACTGCGGATGCCGTCTCACCAACAACCCCACCGGAGACGGAACTCATACCAACATGACCGTTGATGGTCAGTGTATTTTTAACGAAAATCCTGTATCCGTTTGTAAAAAGTATTCCACCGCTTTGAACATCAAGGTTGTTGTAATGCATGTCTGAAGTGATAGTGACAGTAGTGCCAGAAGGGATTACAACATTTCCATCTAAACCAGTTCCATAGATGGCATCATTGCCTTCACGCGCGACGCTTTTTTCAATTCTAGAAACAGCCATATTACACCTGCGACATATAGTAGACGGTTCCTGGGTTTTGTCCAGTTACATCAGTGGTTATTCCGGAAGCCAATGCTTCAGCAGAAGAAACAACAAGAATTACCCCTCCACCCGCAGGTGCAGTTCCTGGAGCTTTGATGTAAGCCGTACCTGACGCAGGACCGCTGATGTAACGAGCGGCAAGGATGATTACACCACCACCTGCTTGTGCAGTTCCTCCAGCGCCTCCACGAAGAAACGTAGGACCACCAGATGCTGTTACTGCGTAACCAGTTACTGCTTGATGAGGCACTTGAAAATAAGTGGAACCACCCATATTTGAGTGAGGCGCTGTTGCTGTGAATCCAGTTGCTGAACCGCCAAGTGAGTGAGTAACGGCGGTAGCGGCTGCTCCGCCTTGCATGATTGAGCCTTCGGTTGAGTATCCAGTTGTAAAACCAATCGCGGAGTCGGTTCCCATAAACTTCAATGTGCCTTTAACGAAGATTCTGTATCCGTTTGGCTGCAGGCGACAACTCGTGTTAATCGTCAAATCGTTGAAGTACATGTCGCGGGTCATTGTGTAGACACTTGCAGATGGAGCCATGCTTAGAACTGTTGTGGTGCCGTCTAGTACGGCATCACCATCTGCACCAGTTCCGTAAACAGAGTCAACGCTTTCGTTGTAGTAGGCGTTCCAAACAGCACCATCCCATTGCCAACTCTTAGGACCAACAGTAAAAATTTGATTTACATATGGAGAAGCAGGAAAAGTAATTTCTGGCATTACTCAGGGTTCCATTCTTCAGCGGTGTTACCTTCAGCAACCCACGCAAGATACGCCTGATAATCAGAATTAGCAGGGTCGCACAAACAAGAGTATTGAATGTCCCCAATTTTCCAAACAATAATTTGATTACCAAAAGGTGATGTTGTGGTGAAATACATTTATAACTCCGCACTAAAAGATATTTTTGCTAACGCATTGTTTAATCGGCAGTCGCCTGCATATCCACTTGTGCCTGCTACTTCTGAACCATTGTAAATTAATGCTTCATTAAAGTTAACGACATTCAAAGTCCAACTATTAAAGCCGTCACCACCATTGTTGTTGCTGTAATTGATGTAATAATTTGTTCCCGATGTTGCTACAAGTGTTATCGCATTACTGCGCATGCTGACGGGGAAACTGCATCGGGCAACTAAAAAACCAGCCTGATAATAGTGAGTTAAACCAACATTTAGATTGGTTGCAAATGCGCCATCCGCAACAGTGCAGAAATACCGTTGGCATAGGGCTAGTTCTGTACCGTATGGTCGTTGTTCAAACGGGGTTGGCTGAGGGTTCGCTTCTAACTGCACACCAGTAATAGCAAAGATGTTTCCGACAGTTGCAAAAGCGTTTGCATGCCCAGTAACGCCGTATGCCGATGAGGAACTCCATGTTCCAGCAGTACCAGCAGATGCTGTCTCAACACGAGGAGTGATGCTAAGAAAAACCCCTGAACCGTTGGTAGTCAACCATGTTCCCGAAGTGTCACCAGCAATAGTTATTGTTTTCTTTTCCCAAGTGTTAACTGCGGAAATAGTATAAGAAGCAACATAGTTACGAGTTGCGCCAAAATTGCTTAACTTAATGGAATATGTCCCAGTAACTGCTGAGCGAACCCAAAAAGAAACTGTTATGGTTTTTGCCCCAGCAGTACCCCATGCTAGTTGTGCCGAGTTCAATCCTTCTATTGCTTGTGATACTTCAATAACATCACCTGTGTAAGTGGCGACTGAGGTTGCGGTCATCCGTAATGAATGCGTAAATCCTTGCCCGCTCGGAACATCAGAGTTCTGCGAAGTCGTAATTTGTGTGTTGCCTGAGTAGTTTCCGACTCTCCAACGGTCAACCGTGTAACCAGTATTGGTTCCTGTTAGAGCAGTTGCTCGTTGGTCAACTTGCATACCACCATTAATGATTAGGTTGCGGAAACCAGAGCCAGGATATGTTGGACCCCAGTTAGCGCCGTCATACTGCTGGTTAATGTTTGTGTCAGTTTCATAAATCGTCTGACCTTCCCACGCTGCAGATGGACGAGTAGATGAAGTAACTGGTAGTGGTGACATTGCACCAGCACCTAGTTCAACCCATGCAGAGTTGTAGTAGATGTAAGAAGAACCAGTAGATGTGTCAAACCAAATTTCCCCAGCAGACGGAGACACTGGGGCGGTTGCAGAACTTGTTAGTGGTGCACCTGCACCTGTTGCGCCAGTAAGTCCTGTCGGACCAGTTGGGCCGATAGGTCCTGTTGGTCCTGTTGGTCCTGTCGCACCGATTCCGGTTGGGCCGGTCGCGCCTGTAGCTCCAGCCCCACCAGTAATGCCAGTTGGTCCTGTCGCTCCGGTGGCTCCAGTTGGAAGCACGAAGTTAAGTACGGCTGCGGCAGTAGTTCCACTATTGGTGACAGAACCTGTTGCCCCATCGGTTGTTGTGCCAACAGAAACTGTTGCTGCAACTCCAGTTGGTCCTGTTTCTCCGGTTAATCCAGTTGGCCCTGTTGCACCAGTGAGTCCTGTTGCTCCTGTTGCTCCTGTCAAACCTGTCGGACCAGTAATGCCAGTGGGTCCAGTAGCGCCGGTTAGACCAGTAGGTCCAGTATCTCCGGTTATGCCAGTTGCACCGCTAGCCCCAACAACACCAGTAGCGCCAGTTGGACCTGTGGCACCAGTTGGACCAACATCTCCTTGGTCACCAGTTCTAGCAAAAGTGACACTCAAAGCATCGGCATCGGTAAAACTCGTAACGGAACCACTCATGTAAGAAACTGGCACATGGAAGTGGTTGTTATGGTTTGTGTGCGAGCCAATTATTGCGAAGAAAGCATAATCGTCTGGAGTTCCTGCATCATAGATTTTAAAGTTGCCTTTAACTTCTGATGTTGAGTCGTCAATTGTGTTGAGGAATCCTTCTGTTGAAACATCATCGGCATCAAAAAAGGATATGTAGAGTTGTGTTGCGCTGCTTATTGTGGTGTTGTCAAAACCAAGGATGCCACTTGGGAATGTGTTGTGGACTTCAGTTGGGAATGAAACCTCATACACATAATCAAATGTGACACCACCAAATGAGCCAACCTCTCCTTGTGGTCCTGTTGCGCCTGTTGGACCAGTTGGACCAGTTGGACCGTCGACAGAGATTGGTTGAGGACCAACTTCTACCCATCCTAAATCGTAATAAACAAAAGTTTTTCCGGTATCAGACTCAAACCAAAGGTCACCTTGCGTTGGTGTTGATGGAGCTGTGTCGGATACTGTCACATACGCCACACCAGTGGCTCCAGCAGGACCTGTAGCTCCAGTAGGACCCGTTGCTCCAGTTGCACCATCAGAACCTACATACCCAGCAGAACCAGACGGACCAGTCGGTCCTGTTAATCCCGTTGGGCCGGTGGCTCCAGTCAGTCCAGTTGCTCCGGTTAATCCTGTTGGTCCAGCAAGTCCTGAAGGACCAGTGACACCAGTTGGACCTGTTACGCCATCCTGTCCTATTAATCCAGTTGGCCCAGTGTCTCCCGTTACTCCGGTAGGTCCAGTCGGACCAATTGGTCCGGTAGGACCTGTTGCTCCAGTATCCCCGATTACACCAGTAGGACCCGTTGCTCCGGTGTCTCCAGTTACACCAGTAGCTCCTTCTGGACCTATTGGGCCAGTTGCTCCGATTGGGCCAGTGGGACCTGTTGCTCCGGTTAAACCAGTTTCTCCTGTTGCTCCTACAGGACCTGTTGGACCCTCTGGTCCGTTGTTTACAAAAAGAAACCAATGAACAGGTGACGAACTTGGGTTATTACCCAGGTTTCCATCGGACAAAGATATATATAAAGCACCTATGGACCAACTGCCACCATCATAAGTTGAAGGGACACTTACAACATCATCAGTGGCGTACGTATTTGTATTACTGTAAACACCAACATACGCAAATCCTGGACCGGTAGCACCCGTTGCTCCAGTTAAACCAGTAGCACCCGTTGGGCCAGTATTGCCCGTAGCGCCAACCGGGCCAGTTGCGCCAGTTGCTCCTGTTACGCCCGAAGCACCAACAGGACCAGTAGGACCGCTTGGTCCGAGTGGCTGTGTTCCGATTTCAACCCATTGAGAATCGTAATAAACGAAAGTTTTACCAGTGTCGGACTCAAACCAAATCTGACCAGCAGTAGGAGTGCTTGGAGCAGTGTCGGAGATTGTTGCCCCACCTGCGGCATTGGAGTTAACCCAAGCAGTACCGTTCCATTGCAAAACCTGACCAGTGGCAATGCTAGTTATTGTTACATCAGTTAAATCATCAAGAGAAGCAACTGTTGATGATGTACCAGGAAGGAACTTTGTCCCATTGAATTTAAGAACTTGGTCAGTTGCCGCACCAGAAGTATCCACTTCAATTCCGTCAATAAAGAGAGTGGGAACTTTAAAAGTGTCGTCAGTTTTGAGGACATCCGCCCCATCGCGGTACAGGTTTACATCCGCAACATTTGTACCATCACCCCAAACAAGGCGTCCACCGCCCTGGATTTGAAGCCTTGCGTAAGTGTCGCCGTCTACAAAAATTGTTAACCCATCAGAACCAGCAGATGACAACTGCTTAATAGCAATAGGGGTTATAAATTTTTGAGCCATGACCTCAGTCGTTTCTCTTGTTAATGCCCCTCAGGGCCAAGCATTAAGCTTTCTTGCCGAATGCTTTATCGTTTGGATTTAGGTAACGCATAATAACAGGAAGGCCAGCTGCCCAGAGAGCATTTGCTGCCATCTTGATGTCTCCTGTTGAAGCGTAAACCGCGACTGCTGCACCAAGGACGCTTCTTGCATACGATGCTGCCATTGCTTTTTGTTCTGCTGTAATTTTCATGTTGTTTCCTATCCAGTTACGACGATGTGGAAATCGTCGGCACCGATTGTTGAACCGTTAATTGTTACTACGACTGCGTCCACGCTTGAACGAACAACATCACAGTTGACCGTTTCTCCAGTAGATACTTGATAAACCTGAACGAGAACATTCTTTGTATTGAATTTGTGCGTAACTGTCGTGGTTGAAGTGGTGCCAGAAGAAGCGGCACATGCTTGGTCAGCAACACGAGCAAGCACTGAAGTACCAGTCGTTACAGCACCAGCGGTTGTCTTGATACCAAGGGCTGCACGAGCATCGGCTGCTGTTGAGGAGCCGGTACCACCGTCCGCAACAGCAATATCTGTACCATTCCACGTACCAGAAGTTATTGTTCCAACCGTTGTAATCGAAGACTGACCGATATAACTGGCGTGAATATCAATGGCGTTTGCAGTTACATCAATACGGCTTGCTGTTCCAACAGCATTGATGGTGTTTCCGTCTTTTGTAAGACCGTCACCAGCAACTACTTGGCCTGCACCAGAGAATTGAACAAATGTAAGGTCAGTTGTTCCAAGAGTAATTGCGTCGTTTGTCGTAAGAACAAAACCGTTATCAGCGTTTACATCACCTTCAGAAACAAAGGTGAACATTCCTGTTGTAATTTTTGCTGAGGTATTGGCGTCAGTTGCGCGAGAAGCCGCACCTGCCCCAGAAGCAACAGCTACATAAATACCGTTCTCGGATGCTGTGGCCTGGTTTTTAACAAGAACACGGTCGCCTTCAGCAAGCGTTACTCCGTCAATTGCATCGCCGGCCTCAAGACCTGAAGCCAATAAAACTGCACCGGTTGTGGCAACCCTAACGGAAGCCTTAACATCAAGACCTTGACGAGCGGCGTCTACGTAACCCTTATTAGCAGCATGGCTATCAGCAGTTGGGTCAGCAACACTAATGTTTCCGTTTCCGTCGCGCTTGGCTATCTTGCCGTTAGTGGCAGCATCGGTAGCGTCGTTGATGGCATTCCAGAAGTCGGAAGACAAGAGACCCGCGTTTGAGGTGTCCGCAAGGTTGAGAGTGATGGTAACAGTGCCGTTTGACTCATCAAGAGTAATGGCGTTGGTGTGAGAGCCACCCTTTGCAATGTTATTAACAACCTTACGCCATGCACCATTGCCGTAGACCACGATTGAATCTGTGGTGCTATTAAAGACCATCCGGCCTTCAAAGTTGCCTTCAGTAGGGTTGGTTGCAACAACTTGAAAGGTTGCGTTAATCAGCTCGTTTTGATTAAGGTCAATATTTGTGAGAAATTTTTGTGCCATTTTTACTCTACCTTACGTGAGATATGCTTTACCAGAAAACGCCGCAGAAAACGTCACCGTAATCTGAGTATTACTATTGTATTGTACCTCACCAAATACATGCGTATCTGCAGAGTCCACAATGGTTACAGACGGCCTGCCACCAAGAGTGTGAGTTATGACCCAAGTTGCTGATGCCGAACCTTGAACGAACTCATGTCTTCTAGTATTTGCAGAAGTTCCACCGATTCCACCGCCTCGAACCAATACTTGGTTTGGGGAGTCTTGATTAATTAAAACCTGGTTTGGCGTATCCTCGTTGATGTTGACTTGGTTTGGGACGTTACTCATCTAGTAACTTCCTCGGACAGAGTAAAGCTTCCTTGTACAACCCTAGACACCACGCCTTCAAGACTTACTATTTCTAAGTCATAAACTCCGCTGCTGGTTATTGCCGCGGTCACCGATGCGTCCATAAGCAAAATAATTCTTCCATCTTCTGCAACTATTTCTATACGGCCGTTTGCTGTAGTCAGTTCTACGATTGTCGTAGTTGAAGTGACAGTTCTTCTGACTTGCATTCTTGCAGTGAAGCCCTCGAGGTCATATGGATGAAAAATGGTTGGGTCTACAGGGTCGGGGTACTGAAGGTCGATAATTCTAGAGAAGGTCGCCCCTTGTTGACAAAATATGTTGTATACGCCTGCAATCATGGCCAACTCCTAGAGATTCTTCAGTATTCATTGTAGTTGAGAGAAAACCCTTCAATAGTAAGTAAATAATGGTCTTGACCCCAAACTAGCACAAAGAATTCAAAGTCTATGATTTTTGCTGTTTGTCAAAATGGTAAAATTGTTTTGTCTTTGGGGCAACGACTATCGCATTTGGGGAAATAGGTGTCATTTTTGGGGAACACTAGAATAAGAATTAGAAAATCGGCTTGGATAAACATGCCGGTGATACTTCTATCTTTATTCACTTCTGTTTTTAGTGTTGGAGCTTCTGCGTCAACAGTTATTACGAATGGCGGATTCGACGGTTCTGACGGCTGGACGATAGTTCAGAATGGCGGAAGCGGGATGGTCTTCAATGGAGCCCTTAGGTTTTCTTATGCAACGGGAGAAGTCAGTCAGTCTTTCACAGTAAGCCCAAACGAAACTGTAGAAATCTCGTTTACTGTTGACAACTCAACCACCAATAGTGTTGGTCAGGGGGCGATTGCCGATACATGGAATGCCTCAATTACTGCTGGTGCGACCGTTGACAGCGTGGGAAGGTCGACGGCTCACAACCAAGAAACTTTCACATTGTCACTAAGTGTCCCAACCGGAGTGTCTTCTGCGACCTTGAACTTCAGTGGAATGGATAATGGGTTCTGGTCAGGGGTCTACGGACCAATAGTCGACAGCGTTTCGGCCAACATAACGCCGGCCCCCTTTGTTGCAACAGGATACCCATCAGACCAGCAGTGGGAAGCTGTTACTTACGGCGCTGGAAAGTTTGTGGCTGTTGCTTCTTCTGGTGACGGCAACCGTGTCATGACTTCAACAAACGGTGATTATTGGACCTCAAGAACGTCTGCTTCCGACAGTAACTGGCAAGGAATAACTTATGCGGACAACCAGTTTGTTGCAGTTGGCTCAAATGCAGTAATGACATCTCCTGACGGAATTACATGGACTTCACGAACCGTACCAAACGGAGAATGGCAAGCAATCACAAACTGCGGTGGCCTTTATGTTGCTACTGCAACTTGGGGCAGTAATTATATTATGTCCTCCACGGACGGAATTGAATGGACCGTTCGCACACCGTCTACGGCATGGTCACACGATGCAGTTGCTTGTAGCGCAGAAGTTCCACGGTTTGTTTCTGTATCAATGTTTGGTAGAGGCTGGTCTTCTGCCAATGGTACTACTGGTTGGTCTACACAAAACCCAGGCGCAATAGTTGACATCCGAACAATTGCGTTTGGTGCTGGTCGTTTCTCGTGGCTTGAATACAGCACAAATTCAGGAAATAGATACGGTGCGTACTCCACAAACGGAGTCAACTGGACAAACACGGCTAGCGCCCCAGCCAACCAGTGGAAATATATTACATACGGTGGAAACAAGTTTATTGCCGTAGCGGAAGGTGGAGTTAATTCACGCTCTGCTTATTCAGCCGATGGCGCAAACTGGACGCTTGGTTCCGGTGTCCCTAATAACTCATGGCAAGGTGTTGCTTATGGGGCGGGGAAATACGTTGCTGTAGCAAACTCTGGAACAGGAAACAGAGTAATGACCTCCGCTGATGGGCAATCATGGGAAAGTCTTTCTGTTAGTTACTTCAATGCGGTACAAAATTTAACTGCGACGGCAAACAATGACGGAAGCGTAACTCTCAACTGGGATGCACCAGAAGCAAGCAATACAGAAATATACGGATACTCAATCAACTTTGTGGACTACGACGATGGCGTAGAGCGTGGTGGGTGGGGTGTTTGGACAACTGCCGCAAATACCTCTTATTTACTTAGTGATTCCATGTTTAATGGAAGTGCTTCAGTTACTACTGGGTATGGCCCTGTCCGCTTCAAGGTTTACGCAATGAATGGTCCATGCGCAGGTGTTGGTAGTGGTTCCTGCATGTACGGCCCAAGCACTAGTGCGGATGCAATTGTTCTTGAACCAGTTCCACCTGCTACTACGACTACCAGCAGCACTACTACAACTACGGAACCGACGGTCGTTCCTCCGCCTATTGAAACCCCCCCAACAGACAACACCACTGTTTCGATTCCTGAACTAGAAACACCAATTTCCCCAACCACAACAACCGTTATTCAAACAATATTTGACCCAGTGGAGGTAACCCCAGTTGAGACACCCGCGAGCGAAGGTAACTCCGAAGGTGATGGACCCGCCGCCTCGGTACCACAATATGCCCCAGAACAAGAGACAACAACACAAACGGATGAACCGGCGATAGTTGTTCCAGCAGATACCCAAGATGCAGCTGATGCTGCAGTTGCGGATATTTTTGACGGACCCATGTCTGATGCAGGACTTGCAAATGCAGTTGACGATTTGGTTGCAGATGCCGGAACACCAGAACAGTTAACTGCTGTAGTTAATTCGCTTCTTGACCAAGAACTAACGGACACGCAGTTTTCTACAGTTATTGATTCGGTATTTGATGGACCCATGTCTGACGAAAACTTTTCTGCTGCAGTTGATGCTGTCTTTACAGATACTTCTGCATTAAGCGACGAACAGTTTGACACTGCAGTGCAAGCAGTGTTTGATGGGCCTTTGTCAACCGAACAGTTTGGCGATGCTCTTGAAGCAGTTTTTGACGAACCGATTTCTGATGAAAAGTTCGATGCCATTATTGATGCCGTTTTAGATGAACCACTTTCTGACGAACAGTTTGAAGAACTTGTTGGCGTCCTGGAATCAGACGCAGTTACAGAAGAACAAGTAGCTGCCGCAGTTGACTCAGTTATTGAAGGCGGCGTTACAGAAGACCAAGCTACAGAACTTGCTACCAGCGAAAAGGTTTTGGAGAGTATCGACGGCGAACAGGCAGCAGAAATCTTTGATGCTGTGGATATCTCAAATGTAACACCAGAAGAGGCTGCGGCTTTAGTTGAAGCTGTTCAGGAGGCACCAACCGAAGTTAGAGAATCAATGGAGTCTGAAATTAACGTATTCGATGGGGCCATCGACACGTATGTGCCACTTGGTTCTGCTGTCGACGTTGGAACACGAAGAGTTGTTGTAGCAGCAGCGACTGCTGCAATGGGTATGACCATGGCAGGCGGAGCCCCATCTGCGCCGTCTGCACCAAGCGGGCCAAACGGTAGTGGTGGAGGCGGCGGCGAAGGCGGCGGCGGACCATCTGAACACAAAAAAACTTCTAATAGGAGGAGAATAAAGTGAAAGCTTTAAAAAAAATAGCAAAAGAGTTCCATTCACTTGCATGGACGCTCGCAGGTGCGGTAACGGTTTTAATAACCCTTTCCGGCGATACAAGAACAATGGGTGTATGGATTTCAGGCATTGCCTTAACTGTTCACTTGCTTGGAATTGTATTTAAAAAGGAAGATTAATGATTACAGATAAGTTTATAAAAAAACTTACCCAAGGAGTAGCATTTTTCTTAATTGCTGTTGGCGTAAGCGCGTTACCTATTAATTATTCTTCCGACAGTGGGGTTTTGATTTCAGGAAGCGCAGCTCGTGCAACAACTGGCGGCGGGCCAATCGTTCTTGATGGTATGGACCCCGTTTGCCACTCTGGCGGAGAAAATACCGGCTTATATATTGCTCGTGTACTAAAGAAAGTTCACGATGGTGCAACAAACCCAAATAATGGCCGCATTGCAATCCTTGGTTCTAACGGAGCAAATAACTCATGTGGTTCATCATGGGCGACAAAAATTACCCAATACGTATCAGAGTTTACAACAGCCCCTGGTGTTGATTTTTATACAACAAATACTCAAATAGAGGCATTTTTTGCTTCAACAATTACTTCCGCACAGCCAGCATTAATCTGGATTCCAGACAACTGGTCTCGCTCTTCAGTAATAGAATCAACATTCACAACAAACGCTGAAAAAATTGCCGACTTTGTTAACTCCGGTGGTGGTTTGTTTGCCAACATGGGCTCATACGGTTGGCTTAGTGCCCTACTCCCAAGCGCTACCTACAATAACGGAGGCTGTAACGGCGGCCCTGACGCAACGGCTGATGGTATTTCAGACTTTGCATTAAGCAACTCAATAGTTGCAGCCTGTTGGCATGGATATTTTACCGGAAACGTAGGGACACTAAAGACTCTTGTTGATTATCCATACCCAACTGCTTCAAGCACTAGAAAAGCAGTTTCTATTGGTGGCGGGTCCGTGTCTTTACCTAGTTCTTTCACTCTTGCAATCAGCCCAGCTACTCCAAATGCTGGAGAAGACCTAACTATTACTGCTACTGCTCAGACACTTGCTGGAGTTCCACAGTCTGGAGTCACGGTTACGGTTACTGTCAGCAGTGGCCCAGATGCCGGGCAAACACTAACTGCCACCACTAACGCAAGTGGCGTAGCAACACTAACGGTTAGGACAAATTCAACTGGAACAGCTGTCTACACAGCTACGGCTACAGTCAACGGCGTAGCCAAAACGGTTTCAGCAACAGTTTCCTGGAATCCTCCAACCACAACAACTGCTGCTCCTACTACTACCAGCACCACTAGTACCACTAGTACAACAACTAGCACTCTTGCCCCGAGCACTACTACCAGTATTGCTCCAAGCACCACAATAAAAGTTGCGCCCAGTACAACCGTTGCTGACACCATAGCCCCAACTACTTCTGTTGTGGAAACAACAGTTCCGGTAGTGATGGAAGTTACGACAACAACAGTTCACGACCACAGCACACATAGTCATGATTTGCCTAAAACAGGTGGAGCGTTTACCCGGAGCCTGCTTCTCGGTTTGTCGTCAATACTTTTTGGAATGTTTACTCTTATATATATAAGGCGTAGAGAATCACAGGATAAATAGTTTCTCCTATTTGTGTTCCTTTATTTAAGGGCACATTTTAATGAGGTACAATGTAAAAGCGTTTTTGCTATGCATAAACGGCCGCGCAACTACCCAGATGGAGACATGTATGCCAAGAAAGTATAGCTATTACCCAAGTTTTGACGGAAAAAAAGCCCAAGAGGGCACACTAAAGCTTGTTGAACTTTGTGGAAAAAGATGGAAAGCAACAAATATGGGCGTGTATTCCGCCAGATTGATGAGGAACTCTCACACTGCTGGTAAGAAGATTGGCGACCCTGGCATGGAGAAGTACCTCAGCGTTCACGCCACTGGAGCCGCATGTGACGTTGGTTACACAGACCGCAAGGTTGGTGTTGAAATGTGGAACTGGTTTATTAAATACACCAAAGAACTCGGCATTGAAGAAATTCACGACTATGCATACGATGCCGATAAATCAGACAAGAATGTTGGCTATGGAAGAGGCTTCAGGTGCTCAAGAGGTGAGAACGAGGCTGGGGTAAAAATTTTCACCGAAAAAGATAACGCTGGAAGTTTCGGGGGCAAGTGGTTGCATTTAGAACTTTCTCCAGAAATGGCAAAAGACGCAGCAAAGTTTGAAGCAGCATGGCGCGCCCTTCCTAAGCCTGGTGCATGATTCCGAATGGAAGCAATCACAGTTGCTCTCATCACGGTAGTCGGTGCCGTACTAGTTGCCCTTGTTGAAAAAGGACGGCGTGAAAACAAGTCTGACCACGGAGTCGTATCAGACAAGCTTGACATTATTGGCAAAAGTCTTGGCCGGTCAATTGACCGTGTTGAGGAAACAGTTATTCGTAACGAAGTAAAGCTTGACCAACATATTCGTGACCATGTAAAGGGAGACGCCTGATGGCCGGCAAGAAACCAGCAAAGGTAATGGCCGGCACGACAAAACAGGTCGTTCTGGACCCAGCAATATACGGAATCTCTGTCAAGTATTTTGGCACAAAAAACTCGCCGATGATTTGCCCAAACTGCAAAAGAACTGCCGTAAGAGGAATGGTTAGGGTTCGTGGAGAAGAAATGCTTTGTTCACTGAGATGTGCCGAACAATCATCTAAAATTGGTAAAGAAGATTCAGGAGATGAAGCACAATGAGCGAAAGTCCACTATTTAAAGCACGTCAAGCAGAGTTGGCGAAGCGTGGCGCTACTGCCGTAAAACACGTAAGCCTAAGCGTAGAAGAACAAGCATCTTTTGCTGCCGCAGAAGAAGAAGCTATTCAAGCCAAGATAAAAGCCGAACAAGAAGAAGCGAAGAAGACAAAAAAGAAGCCAGAACCAGTTGTTGAGGCTCCAAAAGAAGTTTTTCCTCCAGTGCTAGAGAACAAAGCAATCCAGCCTGAGGAAGTAAAAGAAGAAATCAAGGAAGATGAGGAAATGCTGTGAGAAAGCTAAGCCCAGAAGAAAGAGCAGCAAAGAAGGCAGCCGAGGCAGCCGCACCTGTTTCTCAGCCTGTTGAAATCAAAGAAAAGTCTGCAAAGAAGAAGAAGCAGGAAGAAGAGCCAGTCGCTGAAGAGCCTAAGGTTGAGGAAGCACCTGCAGAAGCAGAAGCTGCCGTAGAGCCTGAAGCAGAGAAAGCTGAAGAGACTCCTGAGTCGTAATGAAGAAAGAACTGTTTCTTAACGTTCTTCTTCGTATATTTGCAACATTTGCAGCCTCCGGTCTCGGGGTTGTAGGCGCTGGCGCAATCGCTGGCGTAAGCATGACCAAAGCCATACTTATGGCTGGCATCGCCGGGGTTGCTACCGTCATCGAGGGACTGTCTCGTGCATTCCTTGACGACGGCAAGTTGACATTAAACGAGATTAACTCCGTATTCACTCGCTTTGACAAAAAAAGCGCAGTAGCGGATTCAGAAGTAGCCAAAACCACAACTCGTAGGGCTGCAAAAACTACAACAACACCTAACGCCTAAAAACACGTATTAGTGCTATTTTGTAGTTAGCTCATGACTGATGTTAAGAGCTGAGCTAAAAATTTCAAATTTATCCAAACGAGAGTATTCATGGCACTTGACGAAATGATGTGGCACAACGATGGCCACAAACTAATTCTCAAGATTGTTAAATCGGAGATTGAAATAGAGTCCGTTTATTGTCCCCATGGGAATGACGGGGAATGCTTTATTCAGGATTACGGCTGTGCGGTGCGCTGGTTTGCAGACCGTTTTGGTATGGAGTGCAATGTCGGTACATGTTACGCAGACAAGTCGTTTGATATCTGTTGGACACTGGTAGGTAGCCCTAGAGACATTGAATCATGTCAGGTCTGGTTTATGCCGTTGGCTGACGATGTATTCAGTGCCTGGCTAGTTAGTCTCGGAGTTCAGGCTTCCCCACCTGATTCTTTCGACCAATTGACATAATAACTTCTAAGCCCTTTTTGGTTAGTTTGTACACATCACCAGAAGAATGAACCACGCACCCATCTCGCTCTAGTAGTTCAGCTGATTTACGGGCTTTATTCTTATCCTGAATTTTTCCCTTAAACAGGCTTGAAGCCATTGTTACGTCAGCTGAGCCACCCTTAAACTTGATGTACTTAAGTACATAGTGGGTTCTGGAATTCTCTTTGAAGCTAACAGAGATGTTGCTATCTAGTTTCATCCCAAAATTCTATCTAGAAAACGGATTCTTCCACGTTTTTGCCCCCAGATTTGACACTAGTCACACCAAAGAGGCCAGATATAGCCTCTTTTAGGTGCTGTATATCAGGGTGTTTTTTTACCTCTTCGATATTCACTTTGTAAATATTTTGTCGTTGTGTTTTTGTCTTTGTAATAAAGCCATTTTGTATCAACAATTTGACCGTTTTATCAATCATTGTTTCACTTAAATCTAGATAAACCGATAAAGCCCGTTGCGTCATGGTTGGGTCCTCCATTAAAGCAATCAAAACCCTCCCAGCTGTAGATATTAGGTTTATTGCATTCTCGTTGTGGTAGCGGAATACCTTCTGCTTATCGAGCGTTTTAAGAACTGCCTCCACCAGGAAATCAGCGTCTTTTGACTCAGAAGAATTAAGGGCTTCTTCTAGCGCTCTCTTTACTTCTACTGACTTGTCGACCTTCATGAGGTAATACTACATCAACCTGTGGACATAGTGTAGTATTCCTGTTGACATAGATGATGCCTTTGGTGTCGTAACCGCGTTGGAGGAAATGTGCTTAAAGATGCACTAAGAGCTGTAGCCCAGGGCGAAAGCAAAAAGACATGCAAGTTTGGTTCCATAACCACTTCGCTGGATAACGAAACCAGAGAGGCACTTATTCTTGCTATGGCAAGCGAAGCGTCCACTATGGATATTACAAGAGCACTTTGTTCTGACGGTCACTCCATAGGGAGAGATGTTGTTGGCGTAAAAAGGGCATGTTTCAAGGACCCGTCCTTCAACTGCTGTATCCGTGAAACTATCGATAGCTGTATAGCAAAGAACGAAGGTAAATAATGTCCGCAAAGAAAGAAACTCTCTCTTCAGCCTTGGGGTCCATGGCTAAGGAAAAGAAGAAATCTGAAGAAAACAAGAAGGTCCTGGAGTCAATTGCAGAAATGCTCCGACTTAAAGACATCAGTCTCGACGATGTTGGTGATATCAAGAAGATAACAATTAACCAGTCTTCTACCCAAAACCCAGAAAACCCTTCTGAAACAAGGGAATCGGCTCGTGTGGCAATCCAGTTTTCACCCAAATGGGACAACGGCCCAGAGTGGCCAATAGTCCAACAAAGTAAGCCCATACAACTACAAAAGACAACGACAAAACCCAAAGCATCAACTGGGTTCAAAACGTGTGTTGTGGTCCCTGATATACAGATAGGTTTCTTCCGAAATAAGGACGGAGAACTAGAGCCATCACATGACGACAAGGCTATTGACATCGTTTTGGCAATGATAAAGAAGCTTCAGCCGGAATTAATTGCCTGTGTTGGGGATAACTTGGACCTTCCAGAGATGGGCAAGTATGTCACTTATCCTGCATACGCCCAAACCACCCAAGCTTCGATAGATAGGGCCGCAATGTTTTGCGCTCAAATGCGAGCCGCAGCCCCAAATGCCAGAATTGTCTGGCTGGCTGGTAATCATGAAGAAAGAATGCCCAAGTATCTAGTCCAAAATGCTGGAGCAGCCTATGGATTAAGAAAAGGAAATACCCCAGAATCCTGGCCAGTACTTTCAGTCCCCTATCTTTGCCGAATGGAAGACTACGGAGTTGAGTACAAGCCTGGATATCCGGCAGCCGACCTGTGGATAAACAAGAAATTACGAATTATTCATGGAGACCGTGTTAAGTCTTCCGGCTCAACTGCCCATGTATATCTAAACAATGAGAAACATTCTGTCATTTACGGCCATATCCACCGTATTGAGACCGCTTTCAAGACCAGAGAAGACTTTGACGGTGCCCGTACCATCATGGCTGCTTCACCTGGATGCCTTTGCCGTACAGATGGGGCGATTCCGTCCACTCGTGGAGGCGTAGACCTTGATGGTCGCCCTCTCACAAGGCATGAAAACTGGCAACAAGGCGTTGGAGTAGTCACATACGAAGACACCGGCAAGCACAAGTTCTCCTATGAAGTGGCACCGATATACAACGGCTGGTGTATGTTCCGTGGAGTAGAGTACATCGCGGAATAATGACTACTATCGTCGGAATCCAGGGTGACGGCTTTGCCGTAGTGGGATGCGATACCCGCATCTCCTCCTTTGGCGACTCCGGAGATGCGTACCAGATATCTACTCTAGGCAATGGCTCAAGCAAAATCGCCGCAAATGGCAAATATTTGCTTGGTGCAGCTGGCGAAATGCGAGCAATTAACATATTGCACCATGTATTCCAACCTCCTCCTGTTACCCCAGGACTAAGGGGAAAGAAGCTTGATGCCTTTATTACGGGTAAATTTATCCCAAGTTTACGAGCTTGCTTTGATTCCCAAGGGTATTCCCCTCCTGATTCCGGTGACTCCAAAGAGCACAGAGCAGAACAAGGTTCTTCGATTGTTGTTGTGATAAACGGCGCAATCTACATTATTGAGTCAGACTATAGTTGGACAGCAGAGGCTAATTACCTTTACTCCGTAGGGACAGGTTCTTCTTATGCTCTGGGTTCTTTACATTCCCTACTAGGGAACAAACGCCCAACCCCAACTCAGGCTAGGTCTGCTTGCACAAAGGCTTTGACCGTGGCTTCCAAGTTTGACCCTTATACGGGTGCTCCTTTACAGACTTTCGTCCAAGAAGCCCCCAACCGGAAGTCTTCAAATAAAGACCCTGAATAACAAACGGCCCCTTCTTCAAGGGGCTATGTAGTTTCGAAAACCCTAGGAATCCCCATAGGGGAGAAACAACCTACTTAGCTAGAGACCGTATGTCTGAGTAACAAGCGTGTAGAGCCTCAGCAACGGTTTCTTTCGTTCCCGAACCAGATACCAATACTGAGTTCTTCTCTCGTGACCATGCGTTACACATCCAGCTATTACCGATATGTAGTAACTCAAAGTCCATGTTCATTAACTGAAACCACTTTGTGTATTGGTTTATGTCATTAGAGGAACTGGTTATTGGTTCTTGTGGGTGTCCGTAGATAACTGGCATAACTCAAGTATTACACAAATGAGTTTACTAATACCGTATCAAGGTTGTGTATTTAAGTGTGCTGTAATTAATACAAATCTATTTAAAGGATACACAATAGTGGCCAAAGAAAAATCTAGCAATAATAATAGTCAACCGTTAGAGGGATTGTATATTGGCAGAAAAGACTGGTTTCCCTATGCTGCTTGCAAAGGATTAACCAACCTAATGTTCCCCAAAGAACATAAGGACATTACCTACATAGCGGAAGCTAGAAGGATATGTAGTAATTGCCCTGTTAAGCCTCAGTGCCTAGAGTATGCACT